TTATTGCAAACGTTTTAGATGAGACTATTCTATTATTTTTAATTGGATTATTCATAACTACTTTCCCTAGTTGCTAGCCAATCGGCTCTATTGTTATGTTCATTATCTGAATGTCCTTTAACATGAGTCCATATTATAGATTCTTTAACTAATTCTTGAGTTTTCTTTATTTGTTGTTTAATTTCGGAAATTAGTTTTATATTCTTTTTTGGTTTCCAAGTTGAATTAGTAAGAACTCCAATACAATATTCTGAATCAGTAAGTATTTCTAAAGAATCAATCTCTTTTTTAATAGACATTAAAGCAATGTAAATAGCTTTTAATTCCATTATATTGTTAGTAGTATTTTTAAATCTTCTAGAATATTCAAATACTTTTTCTCCATTCTTTAACCATACTATTCCAATTCCCCCTATTCCATTAGCTCTACATGAACCATCTGTAAATGTTTGATAGTTAATCATTTATATTTTCTTTAATTATAGCTCTCATTAAACCTTTATCATTTTCTTGAACAACAAATCCTTGGTATACATCTCCAGTAATATAAGATTTCCAAGGATTAGTAAACTTTACTAAATCTTTAAGAATTGATTCAAATTCCTCTAAAGTAACATTATATACTTCATAGAATAATTCTTCTATATAAGATTCATTTCCTTCATCTACTATAGAATCATAATCTCTTTTTAGCATTAAACATGCTAATTCTTCAACTTCATCCCAAGTCATTTTAATAAATATTTATAATAATACTCTCTCCAATTACCAATTCCATGTTTACTTACATAATCAGCAAGTTTTTGAAATTTATATTTATAATTACTATATTTACTATGTCCTTTAATCCATTTTAAATTATAGTCTTTATATCCTTTATTAATGGCACGTTTATTATCACAATAAGTAATAATATTTTCAGTATTATAATGTCTTTTTACATATTTAATAGCCCATATAATAGCAGCTCTTTCATAATAATTTATAGACGATTGTATTTTTTTACATTGTCGCTCTTTATAAATAACATCTGTTATATGAGAATCTACTACAATTACAGCAGCTTTAGTATGAAAGTTTTTTAATGGGAGTAAAGAAACATCTGTATATATATGAAAAGTTTTCATCCTAAAGCATCTTCTAAATCTCCTATACTACCTCCAGATTCTTCGTCAAAATCTAAATAATCTCTAGATTCATATCCACAATCATTACAGGTATATAAATCACAAAACATTCCACATTTTACTCTAATATTATTAGATCGGCAATTTGGACAAATCATATTCTCTAAAAATTACATGTTTTTTATCTTTTCTAAATAATGGAGTACATACGTGTCCATGAATATTACATCCTGCTCCTCTATAGGATCTACTACGATAGTAACATCTTGTGCAGGTAGCACCGAGTTCTTGTTCCTCAACAATTAGAATAGCTTCATTTTCTCTAAAAATAGAACCTATTGGATTATATTTATAATCTTTCATTTTTTAATATAAATTTATCTTCCCAAATTGATTTATTGTTCATATCAGTCCAAGGATATGTTTCTTTAGCTCTATTAATATCTAACTCATCGTAGCCTTTCTTTTCTTTATTGTAAGAAGCATAGTATAAATACCAAAGAGCTTGTTCCCAGTAGTTATCATTATCCCAACTAAATTCTTTATTTAATCTCCATTCCCAATTAAAAAAGAATTTTTTAAATAAAGCAATACTTATAAATGGATTCTCTTCATGTCTTGGAGTATACCATTTATCTTTCCATTGAACATCACGAATTACTATTGATAATAGTCTTCCTTTATGATTACAAAACATAAAAGGAGCACAGTTTTTTGTAAATCTAAAAAAGCATTTAGTGGGAATAAATATTCCTTTAATAGCTTTCATTATTTTCCTTCTTTCCCAATCAATAGTAACTATATTAAATAATTTAAATACTTTCCAATCTTTCATAAACTAAAAAAGGCAATCATTCCTGACTGCCTACTAAATTAATGAATTTTCTTTCATCTTTGAAATTAGAGTACCATAAAACAACGTGTTTAATTCCTCTATAATCAGTATAAGAATCTATCCATGGACGCATTATAGCAACTACCATACATATTATAAAAATAATAAAAATAAGTAAATTCATATTATATAATATAAATCAGTTCTGTTGGATATACCATAATTACCTTCTAACTCGTTTTGAGTCATAATATAGTTGTTATTTTCAAACTATAAAGTATCTGTAGCATAATTCCAACGAAGATAACCACTCCATCCAGGAATCATACCCGTTTTACCTTTTTTGCATATATCTTTAATTTCAGAATAAGTCATAATTGTTAATAGTTTTAGTTTGTCTATAGTGATCCAGCCAGGGCTTGAACCTGGGACCTACAGATTATGAGTCTGGTGCTCTAACCAACTGAGCTACAAGATCAAAATAGGAGCATTTAAGCTCCTAAATTATTTTAAATTAAACTATCAACAAATGTAGTATCTATTCCAAGAGTTGTAATATCGCCAGTAGATAAAACTACTGAATCATTCATAATAATTGAATCATTTACAGGAACTTCCTCAGTTGTTGTAGTTCCTTTACAAGCAGCTAATAAAGCTACCATTCCGAATATAAAAATAAATTTTTTCATAATGTTTTGACTACTCCTTTAAGTACTTCTATATAATTAGGGGCTTCAGCATAACCAATTCTCTGAAGATACCTATAATAATCTCCTCCTCTATATTTATCAGAGAATAATTTCTTATAATCTCGAATACATTCTATATAATTGATATATTTCTTGTATCCTTTTCTAGTTCTTATTCCAAAGATATTATGATGGGTTTTTGTCAATTTACTTGTAAAATTCCCTGTTTCTACAATCGCTTGAGCTAATACGATTTTAGCTTCAGGAATCTCATGATTTATTAATTCTTGATATACACTCTCCTTAGTCGGATGGCTAACATAGAATGTATCTACAATAATAATAGTATCATTTACTGGAACTTCTACATATTCTATTTTAGTATTAGAATATCCAATAAAGATACTAGCCATAATGATTAATAATAATTTCATATGTTAATAGGAACGTTATATTTTATACATTCTCCATAAAGGTCATTCATTCCTTTCAAATAACCTATTGCCATCCTTTTAAATAAATTTTTTACTTTTCTTGCCATAAATAAATTTAATTTTTAATTAATAAATAAACTATCTACTTAGAAGATGATTAACAATTTAAATTTATCATTTCTTTAAGATAATCAAATTTTATCGCACACAATTTATTATTTTCTTGAGATAAATCAAGAACAATAATTTTAATTTATTTATAGTAATATTTAGTGATTATTTTAGTTATTGGGTATAATGTAGGTAACGCTCCTACCTGAAACAAGTGCCACAAACTTGCACCTCCCTTCTCGGCCAATTACACCATTTTAAATTTAAAGCGGGGTGACAGGGGCACGATCCCTGAATTAAAGATTAACAGTCTTTTGTGATAACCAATTTCACCATCTCCCCTAAAATTGAGCAGATAACGGGGTACCATCCCGCAACCTATGCCTTGGAAGGGCATCGCTCTAGCAATTGAGCTATATCTGCATTTAAAAAGTACCTCCACCGCGAATCGAACGCGGATTATGGGGTTAGAAATCCCAGGTTCTATCCTTTGAACTACAGAGGCTAAAAATTTTATCTTGGATAAATTATATCTGATTGTTTCCAAGTTAAATTCTCATATCTAAAAAGTATTCGTTTAGTAGGAGCTTTTTCAAAAGAAGATACTTTAACAAATCCCATATATTTCATTAAAAAATATTCTTCTTGTAACATACCTTGTGGTTTTTTATCAAAACTAGAAGCAGACATACACTTATATCTTTTGAAATAATCTGGATTCCCGTAAAGAATATCTCTAACTATTTTTTCGTGTTCACAAGGTTCACATTTATGTACAGTACCATCAAATTCAATATATCCAGCGAATGAAAATTTTTATCCAAGTTCTGTTTGAATAGGTATATCCCAAATATTTTTTAATTTTTCTTCGGCTTTGTTAGCTCTATCTCTAGCAGAAACATAACTTGAATAATAATCATCATCACCAAAAGGTATATTATAGTGAAGTTCATTTTGATGATTTAAGATTTTTTCTAATTTCTTCATAATTAAAAAATATAAATTAAACAAAGCGGAGAGTGCAGGATTTGAACCTGCGATACACTTTTGATGTATGCCTCTTTAGCAGAGAGGTAGTTTAAACCACTCACCCAACTCTCCAATAATTCTACACGTTTAAACTATTAAACAACCTCCTCCAATTACAGTACAAATCGCATATGTACTTCAACCTCGAATAGAGGAAGAAGTGGGACTCCAACCCACACATCACTATTACATGACTACTGGTAGTTTTCAAGACTACTGCCTTAGCAATTAGGCTTATTCTTCCATTTCTATGTTTTATTTAGTTTATCTTATTGACCAGTATAATTAGAAGGCAAGGTAGGATTTGAACCTACGATTGTACAGTTTTGCAGACTGTTGGCTTTGACCACTCACCCACTTGCCCATTAGCACTGATTTAAAGGTACAGTGCTAAACCTTTTAATAAATCTACCACCTTTCTCCTGGTTGATTAGTACGGATATTTTCACGGAGCTTACCGCCTATATGTGAAAAGACACGACAATTATTCCTTGTCGTACGGAATAAATACTTTATCGTTTTCTGGATATTTATACCAATCAGTACTTTCTACCTTATTAGTTCCCCATTCATTAAATCTTAAATAAGCTAAATTTATTCTAATTCTTTCAAGAGGCCATTTAAAGTCATAAGGAATCATAATAGCATGAGGATCTTCTCCTTGACGAGCTATTTTAACTTCCCAATGTTTAGTTGCATCCCAAATATAAGGCTGTGTAGAAGCATCTAAGAAACTATAATTCTTATTAACTTCAACTACGTCTACAATAAACTTAGCATTATCATCTTCAGTTGTATTTATAAATGTAGCTTTAGGTCTTTCAAATAAATCATGAACCTCTATATCTCCATTAATTACTTCTCCATTAATATTTCTAATATAAAGTTCATCATAAGCACCACAAGCCATTAATGTCCATTCAACATGAGTAGCATCAATTCTTCTACCTTTAAGAACTACATCATTCATATCATAGTCACCAAGACGTTGATCTTCATAGCAGAATGTGTAGAAATTATATTCTGGTTCATCTGGAATAATTTCAAATGGTTCAATACCGCCTTCTACTTCAATAATTAAATCATTAAAGTCAGTATCAGTTCCTGATTCGATACATAAAAACATATGTTTATTAACAGACATCCAAGCCATACGAGGTTCAGTTGGACCTAACTTAGATGAAGCAAAATTACCCCAAGAATTAATATTATAATTCAAACGACCATCACCATAAAGTTCACCTTGTTTCTTTGGTTTTTCATATTCAGTATTTGATTTATAACAAAAACCAATTTTATAACCTTTAGGGAATTGATATGAACCTACATTATTTTCCCAATAAGCAAGTACATAAGATTTAGATTTATTTATAATATCATTATCCTCATTAGTATAAACTTCACTTAAATCTATTGCTCTATACTTAGGAAGAGCCTCAATTTCTTCTACATTTAAATCTCCTTTAAAGTAGTAATAATATAATTCAGCTTCACTAATTTCATAAAAACCTCCATCATTTTTATAAACAGGAGATACAATGATAGGCTCATCACCTGTAGTTATGGGATATACTGATTCATTATAATATCCACTTTTTTTAATTTTGGGAAGATTATTGTACTTTCTTCCATTAGGAAAATAGTTAAATATTATACTTCTAAAAGTTGTTTTGAATTCATCAGTATAATCTTTACTGTCTAATGTAACATAATCATAAATATAAAACTCTTCACCAGGCAACCATCCTCTTTGATTAGCAAATGTTTCAACAGTTCCACCTAAAATTGGTTTTTCATCTGGAATATCGTAATCTTGTGATAAGGCACGAGTTGTATTTTCTTTTTTAATTACTTTATCTCCAAGATTAAAACTCTTATAAAAATGTTCTCCATTCTCACTAATAAAATCTACCATCAAATTATCATAATCTTTTGGAACATCAAAAGTTATATGAGAATCAGTACTTTCATTTAGTATTTTTATAGAGAAACTATCTACTACAAGTATCCTAGTTTTTGAATCATTAGAAATTACATCTACAGAACTATTAACTGTAGTATTCCAATCATGTGATTTATCAAAAGTTATTCCGAATACATTATCTGCAATATCTATAGATCTAGTAACCTCATGATCAGAACATGAAAACATAAGACCTAATAAAGCTAAATAAATAAATTTTTTCATCATATTAATTATTATTAAGTTAAAATTGGATCCGAAGGTGGGATTCGAACCCACGTGTCTTACGAACTTGATTACAAATCAAGTGCAGTCGACCGCTGTGCCACTTCGGAATAAAAAGGAGCTAACTCGTAGCTCCATAACTTTAATTTTTATTCACAGACAATGAATACTATTGTATTTAAGGCCATTCTCCCAATGGCATTTTAAATCCTTGTTCTTCTGGGAATGCAGGATTTGAATTTTTAGCATCACTTGTTACAGCATCAATCCAAATTTGTTCATCATTATCTGCTATAAAATCATACTTTGCTCCATTTCCATACGGAACTTAACATTCAAAACCAAGCTAAATAAAAGCTGTAATACATCGTAATTCATTTGAATTACCTAACATTTGTGTATAATCCATACATTTTAATTTAAATTTAATAAAAGTATCTATTAAAATGTAGGGGCGACGAGACTCGAACTCGCATACACGCTCACCACGTTTCCAGATCCCAAATCTGGTCGGAAACCAATTACCGGTTACACCCCTATATTATAATCATACTCCTCTCCTTTTATACATCCCACTTAATAGCCCCGTCGAGCTTTTCAACCGATGATCCCATCAAGATACGTCTATTACTTGGCGGACATTTTTGTTGTATGATTATAATTGAGTTCAGTGTTGGATTTGAACCAACGAATACTAGTTTTGTAGACTAGCCCTATAGACCACTCAGGTAACTGGACTTATGTTATACAACTCTCCTTTTTCTAAAGCTCTTCTAATCCATCTCATTAATATAATAGCTTTATCGTAATGTTTATTAAATATAGCTGTTGCTCCAACATCTTCTTTATTAGATAAATCTATTTCTAATGGATACATAGCTCCACTTTCTGTTTTTATAATATAAACAGCAATTCCTCCTGCTTTTACACAATCTAAATCAGCAGTTCCTTTTACAATAGTTTTTAAATCTTCCATATTATATTTTTTAATATTTGTGTGGGCTCGCCGGGGTATGATCCCAGAATAAAAGATTATGAGTCTTCCGTTTTAACCATTTGAACTACAAGCCCTATGTTCTGATACCTAGATTCGGACTAGGGGTCTCCATCTTATCAGGATGGCGCTTTAACCAACTAAGCTATATCAGAATTTAGCGGTCTATAAGGGTAACGCTCCCTTTTCTTATGCGTGACAGGCATACATCCTAACTTCTGAACGAATAGACCATTAGTAGAGATATTCAGATTCGGACTGAAGATCTTCTGCTTGTAAGACAGACGCTTTAAACCAGCTAAGCTATATCTCTATCAATTTACTTTATAACATATATTATATATTTTAATTAGTGGGAAATGAGAGACTCGAACTCCCCATGCACAATGCAATTGATTTACAGTCAATCCCGATGCCATCTCCGGTCACTTTCCCAGATGCTAGGACTTCCTTTACCTAGCTTTGCAGATTCTTGTTTTTACTTTCAAAAACTCCTCTAGACGTCAATTAGGAGAACTAAAGGTTTAACTATACTAAAGTAATAGTGACTTCTTTCCTGATGCTTTGATTCATTACATTTCGGAAAACTCGCAGGTTCTGCTTAACCTTACCCGAAAAGGATTATAGTGAAATTATGAAAATTACCATTTGCAACCTTTTACAAGATGATAGGCTGTGAATTTACATAAGGATCAAAATGAACTCCATAATTATCCTAAGTTAAAGAAACGTGAGGAGTTTCTAATTCAGCAGATTCGTATGCTGATGTTGTTTCAAAATTTGATATATGTTTTCCCATAATTTATTAGTTTTTAAGTTATAATTAATTTATTGGAAGCAATTGATTCTTCAATTTTTCGTCAAGGTACTTGTTATATTATTTATTTATTTTATTCCTAAATCTCTCCACCACATTTCTCGATTGTAAAACTTTTCCTCCATTCTTTTTAAATGTTACAAATGGAGTAATCCATTCTTTGTAGAGTTGAGAATCTTTATCTATCCAACTAATGTCTTGACTATTATCTCCCTATAAGAATTTTCTAAGAGCTTTTCTTTGAGAAGCTGTAAATTCATAAGGATTATAACCATAATGCCTAAGAATAGCTCTAATATCAGCTCTATTAAATAATGGGTTTGTATTTATAGGATTTTTAGGATTTGTAGTAACAACTACGTCATTTTGTCCAATAGGAATAGCTTCTCCTTCAGAAGTAATTATATGAGTCATTGCAGGACGATAATCAGCTGAAGACCATTGTACTCCGCTATTATTACCGTAAGCTAAATTAGCTAATACTTTATCTAAAGCAGTCTAAGATTTAGTTCCCCATTTATTGTCTACTTTTAATCCAGAATTAAATTTTTTATTTAATCCTTCTTGTAATGATTGAGCAGTCTAATAATTAATTCCATTAGAATCTAATTTTTCTAATTGTTCTGGAGTTAATTTAGATATAGCTTCATTAAATTTAGTATCCCAATCTATTATTTTAGAAGAGGTTCTTGAAGTAGAAGTTTTTGAAGCTGTTGTAGGAGCTTTCTTTTTACCACTTCTAATATTCCAATCTTCTTGTACTTGTCTAGCTACTTTCTAAGCGTTTTCATCAGTATCAGTAGAATATCTACGCAAAGAATTAGACAAAATATCCTAACTTTTTAATGCCTAAATTACTCTAGCTGTGTCAAATATTTTTTCAAACGGACTTCTAACGTCAGGAGCAGCAAACTATGGATTATAATAATATTTCTTTCCATCTGAATCAATAATTTCATTCGTATTTGTTTTTCCTCTAATAGAATAAGCTTGCGCAACTGTTCCATTTCCTAAATCAACATATGTTCCGTATTTATTATGGAAAATATTTCCTCCTTGCTAAAATCTTCTAATAGGATTTTTAGAAACAAGCTATCCACCAGTTTTTAATGTAGGAGTCTATCCTCTATAAGTTAAATAATCATATGCTTCTCTACTGGGAGTTTCATAAGCAGTTTCGTCTGGAACAAATTTCTAAGAATTCATTAACTAATCAAGTTGAGAACTCATTAATTTGTCACGTTGATATTTTTCCCAAGCAGCTTGCGTTTTTCTTCCCCAAATTCCATCTGCTCCAGTTTTTCCTAAATCATATCCTAAATTAATTAGAAATTGTTGTGTTTTAGCTATTTGCTATTTATTCTAATTAATCTAAGAGTTATTATTTTTGGAATTGTTTTTAGAATTACCTTTCTATTCTGATGGATAAGTAACCTAACCTAAATTATCTACAGTAGGAGTTTTATGCCAAGATTTTTTATTATTTTCAACGTTATCAGTCTTTTTTTCGATATTTTCTTTCTAAGAAACTTTAGGTTTAAGCTCTGAAAGACTTTTTGCTCTACTCATAATATTATTTATTGTAGGTAAAACAGGAGTTTTCGTTGGAGTTCTTATAACTTCTTGAGCATTTTTCTAGTTAGATACTATAGCATAATCTCCATCAATAACATAACCATCAGGAGTTGTATATCCTTTAGGTAAAACTACTTTAGTATCAGTATTATACCATGTATTATTAAAAGGATTATATCTATACATTCCTCTCTCTCCAGATGGCCCTGTTAATTCAATAATATTCAAGTTATTACTAAACTTAGTAGTACTGGATCCATTATAAGCTTTAATTATTTTACCAGATCTAAATCTCTATACACTGTTTCTAGAAACTAATTTATTCATAATATTTAATTTTAATTGTTTTGAATTATCTACTATTAACAACTTAATTTATTAATAAATAATTCAATTTCAAAATTAAAATTCATTTTATCAAAATTTGTTTAAAAATGACTCAGATGGTAGTCAAATGAGTCTATTACTTGTGCATTTATTCAGTCAGTGCCTTCTGCTGCCCGTTTTTGACTTGTTGCTTACGGGACCGAACAGTCACAGATCGTTTTATCCAATTCGGAAAGGTTGGTCTGCCACAGCCAATAATTCTCATTTCTACTAGAGAACTATTTTTTAATTATAAATTCATAAATTTCATTTGTATATCTTCCCAGAGCATGAACTTTACTTCCAACTGGTAATTTCCATTTTAAAATTAATCTTTTAAGAGCTTTAATAGTTCTACAAAAAGCAGTTGAACTACTCCAATTGCAGATTACGTAATCATCCATAAAATCCCAGGAATTATGTTCTTGATGATACCATAAATATGGAAGTTCTTTTGGAGTTTCTATACTAATAAACCAATTTCCTTTGAATGGAGTATTGTATTTAATACTAGGATGTCTAATACATTTAAAATGTTTTCCAATTTCATATTTAATTTCGGAAGGAGAAGTGTATAATTCTCCTCTCTTAATTTTCATATAATCAGAATTTTCATTAGCTGGATAAGTTACTTTACCATCAACTATCTTAAAATCATCACTAGTAAGCCAAGTATAGAAATCACTGTCAATTCCTAATTCTCTTTCAGTTACTACTCTGTATGCTTCATCAATTGAAGATTGATTTCGATGTCCATAATTTATCATTATAGCATTTTGAATAAAATTAAATGGACAATTACGAATTACATAAGCATCAACATAATAAGGAGCATTAAAAACTGCATGATCACTAACAAACGGTTTATCATAAAGATACAAATATCTAGTAATTTTTTCTTTTACTCCATATTTATCAGTTAAAAGAGGTTGTTTCTCACACCATTCTTTAAATTGTAAATATTCTTCATAAGAATTTAAGTAAATTTTATCTATTGCTGCCATGTTATTAAGTTCTTATTTTGTCATAGATATTCACGGACTTTCTCCTTATCACATAGTCATATCTTCTTAATTTGTATTGTTATATCCGAAGGTTCTTCTAATATGTTGTCAAACAGTATGCCTGTGACAAGATAATCCTTGTACTTTACGGCGTTAGTGCATTTCTCTCTGTAGTCCGAGAGCCAGAAGGAATAGTACTGGTAATCTTCTTTGTCCTCATCTATTTCAAGCAAAATACGGGCTTCTTCATCTTGTATGTAAGTAAGTAGTTCTTGTGTAGTCATATTTTATTATTTTCTTTTAACCAAATTATCATTTGAAATGCTGCGTCAAGTAGTTCTTCTTTCTCTCCTGTATTAATCATATCTTTCCAATGATTACTTCCATCTTCATAAAATTTAAGACTACCATAAGCAATTTGATATAAATCTACATCTTCAGTAAATTTATATTTCCTTATATCAATCTTATAAGTTGTAGTGCTGTATTTACCTACTTCCGTAAATTCACTTAGAAGGAGGTTCATTAAAGCAGCAAGACTCCAAGCTGGGACATCATCTTCATCAAAAGGTAAATTAAATCCTTCTTTAGAGACAATATAACCCTCTGTATGATACATATCAGCAGTATTCACATCAATACCTAACTCTATGAGCTTTTGTGATTGTTCTAACGAGGTGCAAATCTTATTCATAATACCCTATTTTCAGAATCATTCAAATCAATTTCCTTATATTCCACAATTTCAGCATCTTCATCTTTACGATATGCTGGATAATTATAGACTGTTCTCAACATATTACTTTCAGTATCAGATAACACAAATAAATTATAGTATGAAATACCAAAATAATAAGTTTTAATATGTACTTTCCACAATCTCATTTTCTATTTCCTTTCTTAATTTTTGCTTTCTTGTATTTCTACTTATATAATCGGCAATAGTTTCCCACCAATTTACCCAACCTTTCTTTGGATGAAAATCTCGCTTTACAGGAAACTTAACTGTTTTTCTACCTTCAGGCTTCATAGGGATTATTATCTTCTGTTACTGTAATAGCAATACCTAATTCAAACATATCCTTACCATCAATAGTGCGATAGGAAAACATTTTCTTATTAAGCCAATCTACAAAATTTGCTGCTCCATCAGGACTACCACTAAATGCTACAAGATGTTTATACTCTTTTCTCTCTTTCTCGGTCATACTTGACATTGGACGGAGATATGGCTTGACTATTGTTGTACTATCTGGGGGCAATTGAACGTATGATTTAATGTCATCACAATTTAATACCTTATCATATTTAATTCCTTCACATACGATGTTTATCATTGTACCGTGAAGCAACCTTGCACAAAGGTCTTTCATTAATAGTTCTTTATCTTCCTGTGTCATAACTTATTCTCCTTTTTGTGATTTAATTAATGGTCAATACCAAGTCCATATTTAATATCAAATAAAGGTTCATATTCATATTCTCGTATTGGTAAAAACATTTTGCATTTTTCATAATTGGCTTCTTGACACCTTTTCTTCGTATCATCAAATATTCTGCACATCATCACTATTCTCCTTTCTGTGCTTTAAATCGTTTCAATACATCTTCGTATATCTTTTGCTGCCCTTCTGCTGTTTCCCATGCATAGAGGTTAAAATTCATTGCATCTTTGCAGCACTTATGGATAATCATCATATCGTTCCAAGTCAGAGGATTGCTTGCTTTAAGTCCAAGTTCAAAGAAATGTTTGGCAATAGCCTTACCGACAATACCATTTACCAATTTGTTATATACTGGGTCTTCCTCAACAAAATCCTTGTATTCTTTCTCCAAGTCCATCTCTTTTTCTTCGATGGTGTTAAGGAATAGCTTGACATCCTCAAATGCAGATATTCTTCCCTGCTCGAACATAGTGCCTTCCCCTTCTTCTATAAGTTCAGCAATAAGTCTGTTAAGCTCCGCTACTAAAGCGTCTTTGTCAATATACTGTGTCATAACTTTACCTTTTTAGTTGCAAATGTAATATACCAAAATAGCCATGCAAATTGAATATAATATACGTTTGTACCAGTAAACTTTAGCCAACTTACATTTATGGCAGGTGTTACTGCAAAACATTCTATCATTTTACCTTTCTTTATCTCCATACTCTACTCTCCTTTCATATAGTTTTTGAATCTCTCATACATATAAGCCCTATCATACCCACCACTGTTATCTTGAATATATGGTGCAAAAAACTTATACGCTTTCTCAATAAAGGCATCAGTGCGGGTGTACTCAATATTTTCTAAATTTCTACCCTCAAATGGATGTCTATGCCACATATAATCAATAAAGATATTGTCCTTATAATCTTCATCATCAGGTTCATAAGACAAATAAATTTTCTCTGGTATTTCGTTTGCTTTCATAACTTTATGATTTCTTTGTTTATATCCATCAATCTTTTTCTAAGCCTTTTGCTCCACTTATCTTCCACCCATCTTAGTATCATTTCACGTCTATACCAAGCAAGCCTTCTTTTGGCAGATTCAAGTGTTCTTTCAATATCAGCAGTACAAGCATAGTCTGTTGTCAATCTTGAACGAAAGCCTATGTTGTAAGTATCCCGCCCTCTATTATCAACAAAATATAGCATTCCTATTTTCTCGTAGGCACGCTTGCGTAGTTTCTTTAATAGTTTTACTTTCATAACACCAAATCTAAACTAAATGAACCATATATCTTCTTGCGCTACCCCTGCACGTACAGCCGCATAATAGTTTCTGTTCCAATCACGCTCAACCTCTTTAAGAAAGGCTTTTCTTTCACGTTGCTTGCGTATCATAGGACGGCTTGCGCAGAAACGCTTACAATGCTCACACAGACTTACTTTCTTGTCTGGCGGTGTCCAAGTATTATCATACTTACCCAACTTACAGTAGTCCTCTGTGTTGTGGATTGGATAAGGGTCGTCAGTAACAAGGAAATCATCATATACATGGTGCGCACAATCATACGCTTTTTTTCTGATTCTTGCTTTCATAACTTTAATCCCTTTTAATTGTTATTTCTACTTCTATCGGTTCATCCTCCCATTTAAGCTCAGGAAAGCTCTCATAGCCAAGATGAATAACATCATATGGGCTAATATGTGCTGCCCAATAATGATTATTCGTAAGTAAATCTCTAACTGGTTTTTTGGGAAAAAATGCAACCCTTCTTCCTGTAGGGTTATAAATAGTCTTGTCTCCACAATTATCAACTGCTACAAAACCTTTTACTTTTACCTGATTATCCATATCCTCACGCTTTACTTAACTTATCAATATCAACTTCATTCGGATTAAACTCTACTGAGAAATAACCCTCTTTCTTTAAGAACTCTGCAAGAACTTCACAACACTTTTCCTTGATGTCTTTGCGTTTAGAATCTGTTGCTATGCGCAATGTAAATTTCATAACTATTCCTCCCTTAGTTTCTTTAAATCATTTAACAAGGAGTACAATAATTTTGTGTGCTTTTCGTAAGGAGAAGCATAGCCACTCTCCGCAAAACCTCTAACAAACTGTTCAAATGCGTTCATCTGCTCATCACTCGGCTTCCACCTGTTCTGGGGACGGAGGGATTTGAGAATCTGTATTTTAGTCTCTATGGTAGCAGCATGATTTTTGTTCTCATCGCGCAAGTCCTCGTAATCCTTAATTATAGCATCGACCCATTGTTGGGTATCTTCGTCTAATTCTTGTTTTGACTGAGGTCTGAGGGATTTAAGCCAATTCTCCCTAAATTCATAACCTTCTTTTGGAGCATGATAATTTATTGCTCTTGCACATTCAATATCATTGATGATTTCTTCTATTATTTTATCATCCTCTTCATTCCATTCTTGTTTTGAATGCTTTTGTTCTGAAAACACAGCAGGTTTAGTAGGATAGGGAGAGCCATTTTCTTTTATGGCATAACAACTAATTATATCGCAATTCTCTGCCTTAACATAATCAATGTGATTAGGCTCATCTTCTATTCCATAGAATGTTACACCAGCAATGTCTTTTGTCTCAAACACATTATACTCACTACCAGCATACTTGACCTTAAACTTTGGCTCAACAATAGACTTCTGCTCAGCAGGTTTTGCCACTCTTTTCAACTGCGACAGATTAACAAGCACTCCGTCTTGGTTTCTTGTTACTTGGTCACCTACTTGTATAGACTCTCTGAATTTGGCATGCTCACCTTGCTTTTCAAGCCAAGCAATACATTCATCTTTACTATAAGGAATAAGGCTCAAATATTCTTTTCCTTTTGTAAAGTATTTGATAAGTTCTTTTCTTATTCTCTCATCCTCGTTCTCTTTGAGTTCGGGGAAGACATAACTAAGACTTTCAGTAATAGTACCTTGCTCATATAGCTTCTTTGCTCTTTCTAAAGCCTCGTCATAGGCTTTTGTTTTTTGTTCTATACTAAGTTCTTTCATAATTCAATCAATAAATTTACCACCAATAATTTCTATTTCTCTTAATAGAGCATTATATTGTTTATCAGATAGTTTATGACCACAATTATTATCATCTCCATCAGCATTAGTCCAAACATAATGAGAGGACTTTTTACCAGCTATTAAAGATATATTATGTATAGGAATTATAGTTCCATTTTCCGATTCAACACATCTAATTTTATCCATAATCACAATAAGTTTAATTCGTGAAGTTTAATAATCATTTCGTAGCAAGCATCAACAGGATTGTCTGCATAATACCAATATAAATCTCCAACATTATTTCTTTCAGTATAGCAACAACAATAGTTATTATCTATATGCCTAATTTCTAATCTATAATTATCAATTTTAGGTAAAACACCAAGCAACGCTGCAAGACTCCAACACGGCTTGTCCTTATTTCCACTGTATTCAAGAGGTTCGCCAAATCTGGGTGTTTCTCCCCATTCGGCATTTCCAAAATAAGGGTATTTCATATCCGCACTCTCTATTGGCAGTATCTCTGTCAACTTTTTGCTTTGTTCTAAAGATGTGTAACTTTTAATTGTTGCCATAGTTTATTCCTCCATTGCTTTACGAAAATCCTCAACAAATTTTTGCGTACTAAATCCTAATTCATATTCCTCTGTATTCCAAAAAGAAAATTCGTGATGATGGTTTTTAATAAACTCACAAGCCTTTTTAATCCATTGTTTTTTCTTATATTCATAATATTCCAACATCATTTTATTGGCTTGTTCATAAGTTGGAATACCATATGTTGACAAAGGCCATCCTTTTTTGCCAAGATAAGCAGCTATATGGTCTTCGCTTGGATGTTCATCAGCCCATTCAGCACCCATTATAAACATTGTTTTACCTTCTTTCCATAATCCATAATTTTGTGCTGCTTGTTGTATTTGCTCTTTTCTTGTCATGACTATTTTGTGTTTTTTAGTTCTTCAATTTCCTTTTCAGTTTCTGCGACTTTCTTTTTATAGTATGCAAGTTCTTTTTCTTTTTCTTCTATTTGCATATCTTTGACCTTTCCGTTCCACTCCATCCATCTTGCCTTGACAGAATTCCTAAATGTGGCAAGGACTCCATATCTTTGGATACTTTCAACGTCATTGGGGTGTTCATCAAAGCTAATTGTGACCAATGGAGAATTTGGGCTTAGTGTATCAACAGATAGATGAACTCTATCTTCATAGTCCTCTGGATATTCTTTCACGAAGTCTTGTACCTCCTTATTGGTAATCCAATAGAACAACCAATGTTCTGTGTTTACAATGTAGTCATGGACCTCATGCTCCAAAGAGGCTATTTTCTCAATTATTTCGTTTGCTTTCATTGTTGTTTTAAATTAAGTTTTCTAAAGTGTAACGTATAGCAGCTTCAACTCTCCTTCAACAGCTTTGCTACTTCAAAACTAACGTATGCTTCTTTAATCATATTTTCCTAAACTTTTTATTACACCAATTATAAAATCCCTCGAATGGATACCTGATGGCATAATTCCATAAAAGATAACTCACAACCGACACTAGCATTGAAAACATCCATATCCAAGAAAAGACACTGAAAATTAATTCTACATTCTCATCATCCTCAGTTTCTTCCTCGAAATTGAAAACATAGCACATAAATGCTATTGCGGCAAATACGCCAATCAGGTAGATAATACCAATTAGTAATATAGTCATATTTTCTTATTTTCTAATAACCAACAAACCATTTCATATGCTGCATCAAGAGGGTCATCATACCATTCTGTAATATATATAGCAGAACGATAAACAATGTGCCACTTGTTATTATCCCAACCTTTACAAAGATTAGGCTGACAGCCACCATCATTAGGGTCATTTTCAAACTCATACAATTTTGGCATTAATCCTAATAAAGCAGAAAGACTCCATGCTGGAACATCATCTGATGTTGTAGGGTTGTAGCTGCAAACTATTTCCATTGGCTCTCCAAGCCCATCATTAAACCACATTATATCAGCAGTATTGACATCTAATCCAAGTTCCACTAACTTCTTGGATTGTTCAATATCTGTGCAAATTTTATTCATAACTTTATCCTCCTTTCTTTTCCAACAATTCAGCCTTAACTTCAAAATCAACACATTTCTTAGCAACTTTACTATAATTTCCGATATACCCTCCTTCTATATCTTTATTGAGTTTGAAACAATACCCACTACAAGCGTGTAATCCATAACCTTTGAAATGTATGCAAAAATTACAAGCCTTTACTCTTTCCAGGTCTTCATAAATATCTCCATTTGTTCTGTGCCCAATTCTAATTTTCATAAGGATTATTTTCTTCTGTTACAGCTATTGCCAACTTTTTATCAATTAGACCTCTCACACATTATAATAATATTTCGGATATTCTACTAATTTCTCAGCATCTTTTGTACACCAATTTACATCTGCATAAGTCTGTCTTTCAATCCACTTATTCCACCAGTGTCTTTTTGTGTAAATTGCCCACATTCCTCCCATGTTAGGGCGAGGGTTCTTTTTAGCTTCTGTACTATAATCTACTTTGACCCACATATTTTTTCTCTAAAGTTAAAACATCTCCGATATTATATTTACCTATTTTATCATATAGAACAAGTTCTTGAAAACTAACATTGTTTTTGCTACTTACATAGAAATTTTGCAATTTATATTTGGCAATCCATCCACCGCCTCCTTTTGCATAGGTTTCTTCAATAGAGCACACCTTATACTCTGGCATATCTAAATTTATATCCAAGGAATCTTTCCTTCTATTATATTTGCTATTACAGTATTTAGCACGTGAATTAGGTGTTAAGACAAATGATATAAACAAAATAATTACTAAAAGAAGACCTAATAAAAAACTTAATAATTCGTTCATAATTGCAATAGTTTTTGTTCATGTAACTTCAATATCATTTTGTAGCAAGCATCAATAGGACAATCAAAGCCATATTCACTTTTAGGATAAGCTCCGGTCCAATCCGTAATAGACCATTTATTTTCTACATCTTGAGTGAGTAAGGGATATTTCAAAATATCAAGCAATGCTGACAATGACCAACAAGGAATAACTTCAAATAGAGGATTTATAGTATATTTTGACAATACTTTAATTGCTCTATTATATTCCATGAGTTCGGCTCTATGTTCATCTACATAATTTATGCCTTTTATAGAGACATTATTATAGTGCATATCCGCACTTTCATGAGGCAGGAATTCTGCTAACTTCTTTGACTGAGAAAGGTCTGTGCAAATTTTTGTTGTCATAATTCAATAATTTGAAATATTTTACTTGTTCCTTCTGATTCTCCGTATCCAAAGATTCCTTCTTTATGATTCCAAATAATAGATTCTGGAACTATTCCAAAATGAGCAAGAGCATTTTCTATTTCTTTATTACGAATGACTGGTTCTTCAATCATTCCACATTGATAAATACCTGTGGCTTTATCAATTACTTGTACATAAATCTTCTTCATATTCATTTAATAATCTATTTTTAAGTTGCCATTTATCTCTTAAATCAGAATCCCAGTTAAACCAAGATGTCCATTTAATTCCTTCACTTGAATAATACTGGTAACGTTTCTTAGTCATATTCATTTAAAAAAATAAGGAGCATACTTATAAAAATAAGTATGCTCCAAAAACCTAACTTACTAAAACAACAAATAATTTTGTGGAGAAGGTGGAGCACGATTCCACAACCTCTGCCTTGCAAAAGCAGCGCTCTAGCCAATTGAGCTACAACCCCAAATAGTCCTATCCTTTAAGTTTCTATATAGTCATCAAACTTATACTTTTGGACTCTACTTCCATTTCTGGACGAACCTTTTCTCTATCAAGCATAGATAGGTAAGTTTCACCTTTCAACTAATAGTTTGTTTACTTTAAAACTATTAAAACGAAGTACTTATCTTTGACAACCTTGTACTTTCTGGTTGGACTAGTCATCGGTCCGGGATTTGAACCCGAATGGACAGGTTGAAAACCTGTAATCCTAACCCTTAGATGAACCGACGAGATAAGATACTTTGGCTGTACATGTGGGATTCGAACCCACTACTTTAAAATTGAAAATTTTACATTCTATCCAGATGAATTAATGTGCAATTAAAGTATTGTAAGTATCTTATTTTGTTGCGAGTCCTGAAGTCGAATCAGGTATTTCCTGCTTATGAGACAGGCGTGATTTATAATTATCCAGTTTCACTCACTCGCGATATAAAGTTACTTAAAAATATTTGCATTAAACCACTATGCTAATCTTCCACAACGCGGAAAATATCGGATTCGAACCGATGATACTAATATTAGTATAATATTATTACAATTTTTGTAAGTAACTTGAATTGTGCAACCACTGGAACTCGAATCCAGGACCCATACATTAACTTACCACACTATGTTACCATAGCCAAACAAACTTTTACACTCAGATGGGTCTCCGCATCCTCACAGTCTTCAAACTAAGAGTACTTCTTCTACTCAGCCACATCCTTACTGGCTTGATTTTGTGCTTTGTTTGTTGTAGTCTGGAGCACACCATTACCATATTGAAATTCTTGCAAGATTGGTAGTGGGTAAGGTCATCACATATCATAACCCACAGTTTCGAGTAGCTGTTACCTCTCCCCTTCCTATACCAAATTTCAACTTAGGCATTTCTATCAGATACATCTGAATGAAATGTGCTGTTATTCAATATATTTGCAGCATATCTTCCTTCTGCTCTCTACACATTTATGAGAAACACGCTTTTTCTACATCTGCTTTGATTCCTCAATTTAGCTCGGTATTGTCCTTACACATTATTGGTTAGTGTATCATTACCTACGGTGCTACTATTCAATGATTTTTTCGTAATGTAGGGTTGAGGTAAAGGATTTCCACCGAATTTGGAAGATTCTCACAAGGACTTTCGTGCCTTATGACTCTTATTATTTAAAGTGTATTGCTCTAGCCTACTGAGCTATGGTTGCATTAAGGATACTTTAAAGAAATTTATCAGACTACTTTTATTAATTGTTATAACATAAAAGTTGTAAGTATCCTATGGTTGGACCACTCCGATTCGAACGGGGAATGACAGGACCAAAACCTGTAGTGTTACCATTACACCATAGTCCAAAGTATTAAAAATACCATTCTTCAAATGTTTTATTGTATGGAATGTTATCTCCAATTAAATCTTCTTTAGTTAATCTTCTATCCAAAGCTACTTCCATACAATCTATACAAATAAATAAATGTTGATTATCTCTTTCTATATTTTGTTTCCTTTTATAAGCTTTTATAAATCTTTTATCTGCTTCTTTTTCGTAATCTTCTAAATTATAATGCTTAACAATCTTATTCCATATTGTATTATTTAACATAGGAGATTTTTTCCATCATAATTAAATTTTCTATCACATATTTTACATTTACATATCATAATATTTATTTTTTTGTAGCTCCACCGAGACTTGAACTCGGACAGTCCCTTCGGACCACCAGATTTTACTTACCACACTATGTTACCATAGCCAAATAATCTACACGATACCAGCTCAATTTTGATTGACTGTATCCACCCTGTGGTTATGCATAAATCATAACACCCCTTCATCAGAAACTGACCCTAGTCCTAGAGCCTCGATTATTTGTTGTGGTCTGGAATACATCTTTACCATATTGAAATTCTTGCAAGATAAATGTTTACCTGTTTGTACACTTCGCGTTTACTTCCAATCAAAAAAGGTTGCAATCCTTAATCTTATGGAACACTACTTTACCTACAGGGCATTTAAATTTCAACTTAGGTATCTCCTCTATACTCTCTACACGTTTATGAGCCAATAACACTGTGGGTCATCATTTTAAAAGTCTCTTCAAAGTTTAACATACTCAATTTAGCACGGTATTATCCTACACATTATTGATTAGTGTGCAAAGTGTTATGCTCTTATCATTCTTTACGATGATTCAAGGACTTCCACCGTTTTAGGGAGATTCTCACAAGGACTTTCGTGCCTTATGAACCTATATTTAAGACTAAACTATAGTCTTTAGTCCAGTCTGACGTGTCTACCAATTCCACCATGAAGCCATGAAAAGATACTTAAAATTTATTTTTTATCGCCCTAGATTTATGCTTAATTAAATAAATATTTGTAAGTATCTTAGAGTTCTAAACTTATTTTTTAATCTTTAAATTTATTAGTTAAAAAATGTTAAATGCTATTTTTAGAAATATTCTCTTTTAAATTAGCAATTTCTTGCTTCATTCTTTCACATTCAGCATTATAACTTCTACCTTTGTGATGGATAATTCGACCATTACGAGTAGAATCGTAAGGTTTCTTATCTTCACCAGCAGCTTTAAATCTTTGATAAGCTGCCTCCAATCTTTGCAGTGCTGCTCTTTGACGGACTACTAATGAACCTTTACTTTTTCCCATATTAAATTTTTATTAAATTAGTTAATAAAAGTCACTACTTAAAAATCGAATACAAAATTAAAAGTTTTGTCCTAATTTTATTTTAAAAAATATTGTAAGTGACTTAATTGGCAGGAGAGAGGGACTCGAACCAAACTCATTAACGGCACCAAAAGCATTGTTAATTGGTATTGTAAGTATCATATGATACTAATAACTACGTCGTGTTAACCAATTACACTATCTCCTGCATATAAAAGATACTTAATTTATAAAGAAATCCACAGTTTCTCGCGTATACCATTCCGCCACATCGTAAATACGATGGTTGGATTCGAACCAACGTTATTAATAGTTTTGTAAGTATCTTATTATATTATTTATCACATAATTCGGCATAAATAAAGGTTATTATAATACATAAATATACCATACAACCACAAATAAAAATTAATTCTATCATAATTTTTAATTTTTTAAAAAGTTACTTAATAAATACGTTGCTCTACCAGATTGAGCTATATGTAGATCACTACATAGTTGGATTTGAACCAACGACACACGGGTTACAAGCCAATTTTGATATTGTAAGTAACTTATTTTTATATCTCTTTAAAAGGATACTAAATGATTTACATCTTGGAATCGAACCAAGTACACTCTGATTAGCAATCGGATGCTCTACCAAATGAGCTAATGTGATTTAGTATTGTAAGTATCCTAAATTATTTCCTTAAAAAAGTCACTTATTTATGCACTCTAACCAAATGAGCTAACAGGCCTAAATAAATGGCGGTCTATGAGGGATTTGAACCCTCTACCTCATAATTAACTTATAATATTGTAAGTGACTTATTAAGTAGAGAGGGAGAGAATCGAACTCCCAAACATTTATTTCCTAGAATTCTAAACTGCTATACCAATTTGCATACCTCTCTATAGCAGGGAAGGTTGGATTCGAACCAACGTACACAGTTTTGGCGACTATTGATCTACCACTAATCTACTTCCCCTAGGATTAGCGACAAATCCGTCTCACTAATCCATAGATATTTGTATATTACATTTTACCTCTTTAAATTGAAGCTAAATTAAACCTAATGTACTAACCACTATACTAATCGCCCATATAGTCACTACTTTCACAAGCAATGACTAAATAACGTGAAAGGGCAGAGCTCCGAAGAACTCTGATAGAGGGCGATACAAGATTCGAACTTGTGATATTAGGACTGTTATAGTCGTCAAGGTAAGTAATATACAGTAATCAACCTAACTAATGCTTTTGACCACGACATTAATGCTTATTATCTAGGATTTTGTAAAGCTAAGTTGTAAATCTAAAGCTAAGGTCAATTATAATATTCTTTTAAAATATTCCTTCTTCTTCAAGAATATCTACTTCAGAAGCATGAAGTTTATACTTCCTCATTTTTCTAAGAGTATCTATTCTTTTTTCTTCTTTTTTCTTTTCTAGAGAAGAAAAATAAAGATTATCCATAAATCAGATGCTTAAAAAGATCTGTTACATTACATTCAGTTGCTTCTCTATCATTAACCTTTTGAAGGGCAATGTTGATAGCATCAATGAGAGCAGAACGTCTCTTTAAAAGATTTGCTCTCTGTTGATGTGTCCATTCTCCAGTGAAAAACTGAGTTGTGTAATCACCAGTCTTTACAGTTTTCTTAACAGAAGTAACTACTGCTTTGTAATTAGAAGGAAGATGCTGAGGATCAAGATTGCAATCTTTTAGAATTTCATCATGAGTTTCGGTTGTACGAGTTTCTCCAGATTGCATTTCAGTTTCGAAAATGTTACCTCTCTTTATATAATCTTCGTCAGTTGATGGGAACCAAACTTTTGTCTCCTCTCTTACTGGAATAGAACCAAGCATCTGTGCAAGTTTATCACTTTCAATAATGCCACGAAGACGAAGAAGAACAGTAGCAGGAAATGATCCATACTCTTTACCTTCAAATTCAAGATTTACGGAAGGAGCTCCTTCACCATTAGATGCTTCGATAGCAAGAGCAGTATTAAAATACTCTAATGCTTCTTTAAGCCACCAATCCATTTTTTCATTTACCGTAGTGACAATTCTAGTATTTGCTACTTTAGTTGGATCTATTGAATATCCATCTAGAGGTGAATGAGTTTTTAATACTCCTTGAAAAGCTCCCTGTTTATTTTTAAAGAATGAAGTGTAATCTCCATTCATTTGTGCATAACGATTTGCAAGTTTCTCTCTTAAAGCTAAGAGTACATTTAATTTATTTTTCATATTTTTATTTCAAATTTAAAATTTATTAAAAACTAGAGGAGGAATCGAACCTCCTCTAGCCAATCTTAATTATACAATGATTACAGAATGCAGAGTATTTGCTCTCACGAGTTCATACCTGTTACTTCTGTAGAGACTTAACAGTGGAGTATAAACATCAAAAATGTCCATATCCTTAAAGTTGGTAAGGAACTGTTCAATCTGAGAAGGATTTCCAGGAATGTAAATCATATTCTCAATTCCTTCAAAATGATTAATTGAAGGTTGTCCATGACGATATATTTCAATTATTACGACAAATGGAACATAACCGAGAATACGACGACAGTCATTCTGGAACTCTAACATACTACTACGAGCATTCCAGCTATTGTTCAGGTCACCATCACTCAAAATTGTCCAAATAGGATATTCTTTAAGAGTGTCCAAGAAATCTGGATTCTCTTTAATGATGGGTTCTAATCCTTTAGGAATACTTGTAATATATGTTCCACCGCCTTGATAGACAGCATCACAGAAAGAACTTATTCTACAATAGTTATTATAGAAACTCAACTTTGGATCAACTAATGGTTTAGTATTAGTTTGGGCAATTTGAGTTCTAAGAAGACTATTTCTACGAGAAGAAGTTTGATCAATGAAGGAGTGCCAATGAGAACGATTATTAAAGAATCCAATTAGATTTCTTGCATCATCATCTGGGTTCTTAACAAGACATACTGAAGCAATAAACTTCGCAAAGTTGAATGGAGCACCACTCATTGAACCAGAATCATCAATAATTACTAAACTATTGTAAGGCAAATTGACTTTATTCTGAATGAATGATTCAAGCTTCAACTTGTCTACATCGCCTCTAAGAATTGATAGATACAATTCGTTAAAGTTAGTAGCACCAGTTGTAACTTTAGCTTCCTTCTTCACCTTCTGAAGTTTAATCTTATCTTCATCAGTAGCTTGTCCCTGACGAACTTTCTCTTCAAGAATACGCTGTTCCTGCTGCTTCTGCTCTTTGAACTGTTCCCATTCCTTTAACCAAGGTTGGAATTTAGCCCATTTAGGAGATACAGTAGCAATCTTTCCATCTTCGGAATCTCTAATTTTTGAATAAAGAATACGATTCTTTACTCTGAAACGAGCCTGTGCTGGAAGCTTATCAAACCAACTAAGGAACTCATCTTTAGTAAATTCGTTAATCTTACCAGTTGAGAACAGAACAGATTCTAGATCTCCATTGTACTGTTTTCTCCAATCACGATAACCCTTTAAGAAACGGATATCCCAATCCATTTCTATAGAAAGTTCTTCAAGAAAATCTTTCTTTTCTCTCATGATTCTGAGAGTTTCAGGAAGCATTTTCTTATGACCTTGTCTTATAGATGTACGAGGAATGGTTAAGAACTTAGCTATGAGCATTTTGTTAAATGGATTAGTTCCATTAATAACAGAATACACATAGTTAAGAAGAGCTTTTCTATAATCAGGGTCGTCGTAAGCAGAGAATACATTCAATACTTTGGAACCCTTAGTCTGTACACGATTCTGGAATAATGTATCAAAACATTGGTATTCATTGAACAATTGTGCGTTCATGAATTTAATGAATTGATTCTTATTATTACTCCATAACCAATGAAAGACTGTATTGAAAGAACTTCTGTTGGCATTACCACCAGAATCTATCTTCTTCTTACCAAAGATGTTATGTTGTCTTCCAGTAATATCTCCAATGGAGAATAATATGGAAAAGAACATCTTTCTTTTCTCAAGGTCTTGTGCAACTTCATTCCATGCTGCATCAAGCATTGGATAAGTCACAGTTCCTGCTGCTTTTTCGATTAATTTTAAGCAGTTACTACACCCATAAAAGGGATTTTCATTCTTTTTATTAAATTCTACTTGTATCATAATTAATTGTTAAATTTGTAAGTAACTAATCTTTTAGGATATGCCATGAAAATAAATCTCATAAACCCGTTACGACTGCTCTTGGGTCAGCACTTTACGCATTTTACGCTAGTTCGGAAACCTTCTGAGAGTTTATGACTTACGACCTGTACCCCTCTGTACCTTAGAATCGTTGACCAGTATAGGTAATTTATTATATTTAAAATAAGAGTGGCTTCGAGCGGTTTTATCTCTACTTTATTGGCTGTGCTGTCCTCTCCCTAACTCGTAGGGTAAGTGTCCAATCCCGGTATCAAGCTTCACTCTTATATTTTAAATAATAGTAGCGCGTTATTACACTTAATCCTTCAATTGTTTATCTGAGCCAGTCGCTGTTGCTAGTCTAAGACTTGCCATCACTTAGAACCACTATTACCATGGCAACCACTTAGTCATCAGCAATAAGGAAATCTTTAAACCTGGACACTTCCAATCCTTGTACTACTATTAAAATTCTTTAATCTTAATGTTAATTGTCGAATCACAATACAACCAATCCACATTATAAAAATTTTCATTGCTATCATAGATGTGTAGCAACCCTTCTTCATCTGCTTGTTTTAACAATGATAATAGTAATTCTTTGTCTTCTTGTGTCATAATCTATTCCTTCATTGCTATTTTTATTAGTTTATACAATTCCCAAGCATATAAGTCGGAAACTTTGTCATTTTCATCGAACCCTTTTTCTTTAAGAAATTCAACAATTTTAATATCATTTAGTGTCATAATCTATTCCTCCAAATATTTTTCTAAATCAACAATTAGTTCATCGGTGTTAAACTTATATTAGAATTCTTCAAGCTCTTTAAGTTGAGCTTCTAATTCCTTAATCCTATCCTCTGGAGTCTTAGTAGATTCCTTTAGTTCAGTAAGTTTCTTAGAAAGCTCTTCCTTCTTAACTTTATTCTCCTGGATTTCGAGATTATATCTCTTCCATCCAATAATAAGATTTACTAACTCCTTAGTATCTTTAAGAGATTGGAGTTTATCGTTATCTGGAGAAATCCATTCATCAGCTGCTTCAACCTTTTCAATCTTCTTGGCGAGACTAAGTTTAGTCTCATTGAGTTGACTAATAGAAACAGTGTGAAGAAGTTCAAAGATATTAAGAACTTGTCCTAATTTTGTGTTGAAGGTCCAGCCCTCAAATAAAGCAGTGACTGCTAACTCAGCTAGCCTCTGCTTGTGCAATTCTGTAAATTGTATTTTCATTTGTTAATAAGTTTTTTAATTGTTTTAATTACTATTTCGTTGGTCGTATGGCACTTACGAGCTATATCTGTGATAGAACGTTTAAGATATTCTTCTACTTGTTCCATACAATTCTTCATTTTGGTAAGTTTTGTTTTTAAGTTGAGATAATATATTATATGTATGTTCCAAAATTGGATCTTCCACATTATTATATTTCTCAACTAAATAATCTACTGCTTCATCTACAGTATTTGTAGCAGCAGCATTTGCGACTGTTGAAATTAAGTCACAATAGAATTTTTGTTGTTGTGGTTTCATAACTCTTTCAATTTTTTAATTGAATTATTAACTACATTCTCATAATTACTAAGCAGTTGGATAACTGCAAAGAATGAGATAATTGCAGGAATAACAAATTCCCAACTATCACAAGCCATCATCAATAAAATAATAATAGCAGTAACTACTCCAAATATTGGAATAGCCACAATAAATCTAATCAAATAAATCATTGTTTTGGAATTAAATAATTATTATTACCAATTTTCTTCCATTGCCAATCAAAGTTGGCATTATTTGGAAATTTCTCTTTCCAATTGTCAGGTATGTCACCCTGACACCAGAGATTATGAGTAATAATTTCATACCCATCATTAAATCTGATATGGAATTCTGCTCCACCGAATCCCTGAAAAGCTACATTAGACTCATCGGGTTCGATAACATAATGTGTTCCATCAATCATGCAACAAGTATGAGGAGCACATTTGGAGTCTTTTTCAAGCATCTTTCTCCAAAAGTTGCATGAGAAGCACATCTGATGTTCTTCCATTTCTGACTGGTTAATCCAATTAGAAACATCTTCTTCTTTACCGCAAATCTTACATTTCATATTGTTTTATTTGTTATAGCTGTTAATAAAATATCCAGTAAAAGCAGCGCGCCGAAAACCTGGACTCTCTATTGACTAGAGTAGCTAATTCTAGTTAGAGATTTTTAAACCCTTGCATTTTTTAGTTCCTGCAATGATTTAATAGGAACACTCTAGAGTTCGGATTGGTTACCGATATATAAATTAATTATCTAACTGACATCAATTTATAATTTACATCATCTCCCCATTCCCAATGCTCGACTTCTTTCTTTACTCTGCATACATAAGTCTTGTTATCATCAAAATTTATTGTATGCTCATAAATATTCAGGTCAAGAAAATCATCATTCTTGTAATGTTCATTGTGAGTATTATTAAGGAATTTACCTGAAAGTTTAACCTCTTCACAGTCAAGTAAACTATCAGTGCCAATAAGTACTACTACGTCTTCCCAATTCTTTCCATGAATACACGCTTCAGTTTTCTCAAATTCATTTTCATCAATTTCTTGATCTTCAAATTCAGCAAAATGTTTTTCAATTCTTTTAATTACATCACAATGCATATCCGCAAATTTATACTCAGGCTCATGATTAGGACGATATTTACCATCATTATAATATGCATCATTATAATTCAAAGGAAGAACATGTTCATTAGGCTTTACAAGCATCTCATTGAAATACTTCATTTCAAGATTTGAGATGATATTCCTAAAATGAAGAATGAATGTATCTTCAAAATCAAGACCCTCATGATAGTGCCAGGAATCTCTGCGAATGATTTCATTCAAAAAATATGATAAATCAAGTTGATTCTTATGTGGGAAATTTGGATCATTTCGCATATCATCCATACGATACATACACCATATAACTACATCTTGCTTTGACCAAAGTGACCAACCATCAGCATAGATACAATGAATCATATCCATCCACATATTCTTACATGTACCGTGACGATACTTGTACCAACCTTTGCAATAAAGTGCTACATTACCAAATCTCATAAAATGTTAGTTTATATCCCACTCTTCTAATGCTTCTTCAGGAGTTAACCCTGAAGCTAATTCTTGACGAATTTCAGCTTCAAGGTTATACTTCCGTGCTATCATTATGGCTTCAAACTGACTCATACTTCAGATACTTTTTGTAGAGTTCTGGATAATCCTTCGAGAAGGATGACTCATCGAATCCAACACACTTTTTGAGTTGGAATCCCTGGTTCTTCAAGAACCTAATAGCTTGTTCTTCTGGAGTTAATTCAGCTTTTGGAGCTTCATTCGACGAAGAAGTCTTTTTGATATAATACTTTTTATACATATTATACGCCTCTTTCATTGCAATTTCCATTGCGGTGTAATGAAGAGGTTCTTCTCTAAACGAATAGAGCTTTGATGCTCCACAAGGAAGGATATTGAATACCTTTTGTTGTCTTAGAGCACTTACAAGATATGAATTAAATCCATACTTGTTTAACATTTTCTGCATTTCTGAACCAAGGAATGTTTTACCTTGATTTTTCTGACGAAGTTCATTGAATTCTTTTGCCAGTTCTTTTGAATCTCTTTTTTTCATTTTGTTAATTGTTTAAAGTTGTTAATAAAAAAGTTTATTCATTTTGTTATGTTTAAAAAAATCTCCTCACACTATAATAAATGTGAGGAGCAAACAAACTTAACAATTCGGCCGATTATTTATACTCGGGAGACGGCCTACCTATATAGCATATTAACTATTATGGTAAATCTGGGCATTAATTCCCAGTAATCATCAGATGAGCTCCGAGTCTGTCTATTTTAAAAAGTTTGCCGTACTATTCCGAGCTGCCAACACGTTTGACTTATTTTATTTCTCGTTGTGTGCTGAGAAATTGCATACCTCTTGTGGTATGACTAACCAAGATTATCTTTATTTCCCTCACTACGAATTCCAAGATGTCACGTAGGAATGGATGATCTATTTAAACTCTATCATCTTCGAGTAATTTTGGAATCAGACATCAACACTTACTAGTCTTTCATCCTACTTTTCGTGTCCGCCGTCTTAACTTTTGAAAAAAGTTGAGACTTCATGTGTGCAACGACCAACTGCCCCTTCTTAGCCATATGAACTTCATCATTCAGTTGGTAATGAATAAAGTTCGGCTACGCCACTTAATACCAAGTAAATTTTTTCATAATTAAAAAGATTAAAATCCTCTCACGCTTTGAGGACTAAAGTCTGGCATCACGATCTATTGCCATAGTATCCAGATCTAAAAAATATTATCTCCTCACTTCCTTGGAGATCGAGCTTAACATTCGGAGACTCTTTTTGAGTAGTTAAGTCTACTTACGTCAATTAGTAGTGCCAGCTACTAACGATACGGAACACAATATACTGGCATATATTGTGAACAATGTACATAAGAGGTTAACCTTATGACTATAGCACTTTTTGGTACTCATCTTCTCTCTTTTATACCCATACGTCTTAACAGATGTACTAAGATTTCGGGGATATTCTGTCTTGAATATCAGTCACCATACTGTCTTATTTTTCTTCGTCATATGGAACGAATATCTCCTCTAGTGGCCAACTAGATTCGAGGGCATAGCGTATTCTCTCTGCACAATTGAGAGTCGTCATCCGATTTATACTCCTTTCTACACCGCATGGAGTTATACCGATTTCCCTTCGGTACCACAAGGTTGTGAGGACTTGATTTCTTCACCTCACTGTACCGTCTACGACCATCCACGGCTTTGTAAAGTTTCTTAATATTGAAGATGCAAACAAACTTTCAAAGTCTTCTTCTCACCGAACATTTATACTTACTACGGATAAAGTCCAACGTATGTTTACTACCTTCCGAGTTTGATTATTTAATCTACTACCTTCCGAGTTCAACTGTTGTTTTCTATTGTGTTTTACACCTAAAACTTATAACCTAAAGGACTTTATGTCAAATAGGCAACCTCGACGACACCCAAATTCGTCTGTTATACGGGTTATTTAAGATTTTATATAAGAAACTGGCGTCCTCAACATCTTGGAAATCCTTACTTGTAGTAGATTTTATAAGATACTTTTCTCTCCATCGGTTACCTAACTACTACATTAGTGGAAATATCTTCATATCTTAAATGTAAGGATATTTTATATTAAGTTTTTTAGGGTTGCTCCCACTCTTTTTGTAACGTGATGGGAGCTTTGACGTTTTTATTCTTCATTGATTTCAATTGCAGAAATCCATGAGTCTATCATGTTGGCAGGTTTCTCAGTTACAGTGAATTTACCATCATACCAACCCATATAAACGATCTGTCCTGTCAGACGATTTTGTAATTTCAAAGCTGTCTTGTTATCAGCTTTTCCATACTTACGCTGAACGTAACCAAACCAAACTTCCCACAAGAGGTGTGCAAGACCACAAGTTTCACGATCATTAAAGTCACCAACACAAAAGTTAAACTCTGATGTTTCTTTTTCGTGATCTACATACGTCACTGTAGTATAGGGATAGTATTCAAGAACTCTCCAGAGAGGTTTCCACCTATCTTCCGGAGTTCTTTTCAGCCAATCTACTTCTTGATTGTCTGCATTAACACAGACTTCTTCTCTGCTACACCAGTAAAGTGCAGCTACGGCTTTTTCAGCATAAAATTCTAAAGCCACTTTGTAATTGAACTTTTTCATATTGTTTAAGTTTGTTTTGTTTGTTTGTACTGACCATCGAATTTTTCTAGGTATACAAAAAGGACTCAATTAGAGTCCTCCTGATATTTTATTTTAAAAGATATTATTATGTTAAAATTAATTAAATAAATTGGGATTTTATATGGATTTTTCAAATTTCAACTTTAAAAATTTTTTAATTTTCTAAAAAAATTAAGAATTAAAAAATCTAATAAATTGGATTCTAAAAAATTTGTTCTAAAATTAAATTTCGAGACAGCAACCCAAAATTCTCTGTTAGGAAATTGGATTACTAGAGAGTTAGCAGTCGTAAATGCCTGCACCTCGGAGCATGTCTTTGTCTGAAGAATTTTGTTCATTTTCCCCTTTAATTACATTAAAACAGATACTTTTTACCTGTTTTGAAGAAAATGAACTTGTCTTGTTAATAAAAACATCTTCCTATTCATCACGAACCAGAAGATTTGAACAAGACAAACACTTCACTTTTAAAACATTGAAAAATTGTAGCTAGTGAAGTGATGCGACTACTAAAAACCTAAAACATAACTAAAAACTACTATAATCATATCCATCTGGAGTAAATATTTGTGTAAATTCTTTCTCACCATTACTATGATGAGTATTAGAATACATATAATCAACCCCATATACACATGAAATTTCAGAGAGATTGGTATCTCCATCAATGAGATCCTTAAAGTGCATCAGAATTCCTTTAATGGAATCTTCAGATAGTCGACCATAAAAAGATACAGCCAATTCACCACTCTTATCTCTATAAAGAGAACGAAAAGCTGATTTTGTCATCAGCTCACTAAGAGTGACTGCTTGCATAAACATTTGATGCTTTGCAAGCTCTTCTTTTTTGTATATATACATATTGTTAGTTTGTTTGTTTTCTAAAAAACAATACTCAGAGAGCCGATGGTTTCCCACCAACTCTCCGAGCTTTGTAAATATTCACATAGTCACCTTCTATAGATATGACAGCATACACAGGAGTGGAAAAATAACAGAATGAGTGTAATTTATACCTCATCCCATTACTGCATACACACGTCATACCTTCAAAGGTAACAACGTCCGTCAATAATTCTACTTTTTTTCTTTGTGTCATTAACAATCTTCGGTATACACACCTAAGAAGGTGGGATTAACCCACCAACTTAGATTTGAATGTGTACACTTTGGTCATTACAGGCTTTCCCTGCTCGTCGAGAATAGTCTGACGATTCCTGTCGCGGCTTTCACGTTCTCCGATAGCCTCAACTTCCAAAGGTAAGCCTGTGTTGCTTTCCACTGCCTTAATAATGGCATCTACGCGGTCGGCAACTTTATTCGACGACCATTTCAACCCTTTGGAACGGATTAGTTTCGCCATATTGATGCAATGACCTTCTGAGTCCTCAACAGGAACCCATTGAGGTGCATTAGTACCATTGCCAATAACCTGGGGCTCTCCAATTTTAGTGAATTTGTACTTACCTCCCACTTCCATTGAAGCGCGAACCGTGGCGTCCTCCTGACCAAACGAGCAGATTGACACGATTTCATTTCTACGATTGTCTTCCATTTTTTTTGTGATTTTAATGTGAATATTACTTTGTTTGAGCTTTTTTCCACTCAAAGATGGTGGGGGTGCTTTGGGGGGTTGTACTCTCTCTCCCACAATTTTTTCAAAAATTAATTCTATCGTAAAATTAAATTTTTTAAAATTCTTAATTTTCCATAAAAATTGCCTAAAATCTATTTCATTTCCCAAAGAAACAGGGAGGGGGACTAAAAATAAGTTTCAAAAAATATAAAAAATAAAAAATTTTTATATTGGAGTATAACTCAAAATGAAAAATAGCGGCCGAAAGGCCTTAAGTATAGTTATACTAAGTATAGTAATAAATTTTAAATTTTTGTAAAAAGATAAGATAGAAAAAATTATGTAACTATCTGAAAATCAAATAGTTGCAAAAAAATTTCTGAAATTATTTTCACTAATTAAGAAAACAGCTTCTTAACTAATGAAATTGTGTTCTGAATTTTACATGAAAAATTTCTTCAGAAAATATTTTGAAAGAAAAAAATTTTCGATATATAATTAAATATTAAAACTTTTAAATTTATATGATAGAACAAGAAACCATTAAAGTAAATGAAGATGGAGAAATAATATCAGCTGATATTAAAACCATTAAAAAAGTATCGTATGGCGAGTTCATGCAAGTATGGCTCAAAGATAATCAAGAATTTTGGGATTTAACTAAATCTGAATATGCAGTTATGGTTCAATGTTGGAGAGCGTCTGTTTATTATCCAGAATTAGTTGATGAAAATCTTCCTGGAAATAAAGTAACAGCAGATAAACAATTTAAAGATATTTCAGCCAAAAATGCTAATATTACAGTACGTTCCGTAGATTCTGCACTAGCTTCCTTATCAAAAAAGAATCTTCTTATTAAAGATAAAGAATATAAAGGAATTTATTATTTAAATCCGAAATTATTTTTTAAAGGAAAGATCTCAGATAGAACCAAGATAATTAAACATTCAATAGAATATCAAATTGCAAATAAAGAATAATTATGTTATACTTAATTAAAGAGTATGGTAAAAACGGAAAAGAATATTTAAAAATAGGAAAAGCAGATAATGTAAATAAAAGAATACAACAGTATAATACTAATTGTGCTGAATTTAAATTAATAGATACTTTTGAAGGAAGTATTCCAGAAGAAAGTTTATTACATTCTTTTCTAAACAAATATATAATCAAAGGAGAATGGATGGAATATAACGAAGAAATACTTCTATTGTGGAAATTATATAAAGAGATAAGACCTAAAGTTAAAGAAAGTATTCTTCAACATGAGAATTATATTGAAAGAAGTTGGTATGATACTCAATTAGAATATTATGAACCTAAGATTAAAGAATATGAAGAATTATTTAAGGAACAAGAAAAATTACTTAAGGAACGAGAAGAATTATTATATAAACAACAAGATTTAACAGAAAAACTATGTAATAAATATGAAGAACAAATTAGTATCTTAAAAGAAACTATTAAAACTTATCAAAACAAAATTTAACATTTTTTAAATTTGTCTTTTAAAAATAAAAAATAATTTAATTTTGGATTAAAAAATAAATGCCTATGATGAAAGAAGAATTATTCAAAACGCTTATTAAGCAACTTATGGATTTAAATGAAATACATTATGAATATACAGAAAATGATAATTCATATGTATTAGATTCAGAAAAAAATGGAGACACTCTTACTATTAAAGTAAAAGTTTCAGAAAATAAAGATAAAAAAGAATTTGAACATTTTGTTGATACTTTAGATGATGACCTCTTTAACGAAGTTTGGGAATCTCTTTCAGAAGAAGATGAACTTCATACTTTAAATGAAATTTATGATTCTCCTAATTATAAAGAAGTCATTAACAAGTTCAAAGCTAAAGTTAAAGAAGTTGTTTCTCAAAGAATCGAAGACTATAAAAGATTATTATTATGCTAATCGCTTTAATTGTTATTATTTATGTATTAATAGCTGGACTATTTTATATTAATTTCCCCTGGACTAATCATCCTAATTGGGAAAGAATTATGTTAAGTCTTTCTTGGCCTTGCTCATTAATACTTTAGATTATTAGATGGATAACTAAAAAACTTTAAGATACTTTTGATGGAGTCAATAACAGCTCCACCAATATTGGGAAGTAGTCGAGCGGCCTCAGACTGGAGACTCTAAATCTCTGCATTACGCGGGTTCGAATCCTGCCTTCCCAACAATATAATAGGAATTTATGAAATTTAAATATAATGGAAAACTTTATAATCCAGTAAATATAGAAAAGAAATTAAAGAAACTTGGAATAACATTCAATGATATTGAAATAATCGAAGAAGAGAAAAAAATAGATAACGAATTAGATGATTTTTATGAAGATAAAGAACAAGTTATAATTCATTCTACATTAGATGATATTAAAAGAGTTTGTTATGTTCCAAAAGGAACAAGACCTCCAATTAAAGATATTTTAAAAAACCATATCTGGAATCCAGAAACTAAAACAGGAGTTTATCCAGAACCTTTTATAAATACAATGTATTATGTTATATAGTGTTGAATTATTTCCGATTATAAATAATCAAATAATTAATTCTTATAGAATGTATGATTATAGATCGGAATTACATGACAATGATGAACTAGTAAAAGAAATTCTAGAAACATTTAAAGATAAATTCGGAAATTTTGTAGTAGCAAATATCTGTTTTTCTTGCGATGCTATAGAAAAGAATAATGTTAAAGATGAATATAAAGATTTATATGAAGAATCTTTAAAAGAAAAAGAAGAATACTTAAATTCAAAAGAAGTTAAACAAAAAATATTAAAAGGAAAATATAAAATTACTGTAGAAGAAATTAAAAATCTTATAGAAGAATCTAAAGAAACAGAAATGTTAGATACACAAGAATTCTTAGATTTCTTAGATTCTTTAAACCAACTTAGTTTAGATCCAGATAGAAAATGAAAAAAGGCGACTCAGAAATGAATCGCCTTTTTTATTTTTATTAATGTCCAACACATGAATAAGTTGCAGGATTAGTAGTCTCGGATTATCTGATCTATCAGAAGAAGCACTAAATAATTTGTTCCTTCTCCTTAAGAGGTTCAACTTAACATAGTAATTCTCACATATCCATCACCACTATGTCCTGTTTCTGTGCCAGTTCCATCAACTTTAGGTACTGAAGTAGAATTACCAGCTAAATTACTTGTACTAGATAAATAATAAGAACTACCTAATAAACAGCCAGAAGGATAATTACCAGAGGTTGAACTATTATATACATAACCAGATCCTCCACCTCCACCACCAGATGCGGAGAAGCCACCACCATACCAGCCTCCACCACCACCTGCGGTGCGGTTAGTTCCTGATGTTCTACCACCACCACTACCAAAAGCAGCTAATGAAGCACCATAGTTTGTAGGATTAGAAGTTGAACCATTATAAGATGTACCAGCAGCACTAGCACTACCTCCAGTACCACCTCTATATGATGTACCACGTTGTGAACCAGTACCACCACTTGTACCACCGCCATAACCACCAGCATAACGTCTTGATGAAGATGTAGATTGTGAACCACAGCCACCGCCACCGCCAGCCACTATCACGCGGGCATAGAGCGAGTCAGTGCCTATACGGATGTCAGAGCCACCGCCACCACTTCCGAAGTAGTAACTTGCACCGCCGTAGCCAGCACCACCACCATTGAAACCTCCAGTTAATTCTCCAGCAGCACTACTACCAGAACCTTGACCACCAACATAAATATAAACAGTAGTCGTTGAAGCTAATGCTAATTCTCCAGCAGTATAGCCACCTTTACCACCAGCTGTAGAACCTTGAGTACCACCTTGTGCTCCCCAACATTCTAATTTATAAGTACCAGCAGATAAGGTCTTAGTCTAAACTGCTCCAGTGTAACTAAAGTCATATACAGCAGAAATTACCAATGTATAAGAAGCACTTGCAGCATTATAAGTACTATTTCCAGCAAATGAAGCAATAATTGTAACAGAACCAGCTCCAACAAAAGTAATAGTATTTCCTGATATAGTTGCTATACTAGTATCAGATGAAGAATAAGTAAAGGTTAATCCTTGTACACTAGAAGTTACAGTCTGAATACTAGTTGTTCCATCATCTAAAGAAGCAGTTACAGAAGCATTAGTAAATGATAATGTTACATTAGCTTTTGTTACATTAAGAGTATAAGAAGCTGATGCGGCATTATAAGTATCATTACCTGCAAAAGAAGCTGTAATGGTTGTAGAACCAGTTCCTACTATTGTTATAGTTGTTCCAGAAACAGTAGCTACTGAACCATTAGATGATGTATAAGTATAAGAAAGTCCTTGAACACTAGATGTAATGGTTTGAACACTTGTAGTTGATGTAGCTAATGTTTGATTAACTGTTGCATTAGAGAAGGAAAGAGTTACACCAGCTTTCATAACTGATAATGTATAACTTGCAGTAGCTGGATTATAAGTATCATCTCCATCAAATGTTGCAGTAATAGTTGTCATACCAGCACCTACAATATTAATTGTACTACCAGTAACTGTTGCAACATTTGTATTTGAAGACGTATAAGTATAAGTTAATCCCTATACACTAGAAGTAATAGACTATACACTCGTAGTACCATCAGTAGTTAAAGCTCCTACTGAAGCACTAGCAAAAGATAGTGTAACATTCTCTTTTAATACTTTAGGAATATAATGTACATCTTTTACGTCTTTACAATAAGATACATTAGGAAGAACAAATTCAGAATACTATTCAAATTCCTAATGTTGACCAAAAAGTTTATAATATTTACTCATATTAAATATAATTAGGAGTAGCCAAACTATTAGGAACTCCATTTTTATTAAGTGAATTAACTGCCAAGTTTCCAATGAAATTAGAAATCTAACCCAATTTCTATTGTTCTAACTACATTTTTCTTAATTCTTCATCTTTCTTCTATTTCTATAACTAATTCACATACTATAAATTATTATTTAACTATTGTGAATTTCCTGTAATATTAGAAGTATTAATTATAGGTGGAATTATCTAAGATAAATAGCCTCCTTGCTAGTGCATCTTATACTTCTTTTTAACATATTTATATGCTTTGGGATTGCTATCAGCAATATCGTGTCCAACTTTAAAAGCTCCTTTCATTTTTCCTCCTTGTTTTTTAGCATAAATATAGGGATGTGGATGGACTGGAATTTTCTATCCTCGAATAGTTACCCACTATAAAGGACGTCCACCAATGCTTAAACTCCATTCATTAAATATTTTCTCATATTGTTCTGGAGTTATTTCCTTATTTTTTAACTATCTAAAAGCATCACTTACAAATTTGTTTTCTACAGCAGAATTATTCCAATTTGTAAAACCTTCTCCCCATCGTAATGAACCATCTCTATTTCCCTATCTAATAATAGAACTATATGAATCAGGACTTAATCCTGTTCTTCTGGTAATTTGCTAATCTATAGGTCTCTCTAATATTGGAGTCTTATGTAATTGTTTCTTTTTAAAAGCTTCAATTAGTGTTGAACCTAACGGAGCTCTTCCATTATCTCCAGACATATAAGAACCAGGACGTTGTGCTTTTCTAGAGTTAATCCAGAAATCTTTTATTACATCTTTATCTATAGTTCTTTTTAACTGAGAATCTAATGATTTAAAAAGATTCTAATCTTCTATAGTTCCGTTAACTAACTCGTCCATAAAATCCTAAATATCGACCCTAGGTGAAGTTAAAATTACTTTATGATTGGGTCCATCTAACATCATATTGGCTTCTCCAGGAGAATACTTTAATTCCTAAGGCTATTTAAACATTCTAGAATTATAAACTCCCATATTTTTTTCTGGATTCCATGATACAACACCTTTACCTGTGGGAGTTTGTAATACTACGCTAGCCCAGGGACCTCTCATACTTTCTCCGTCTGCTACAAATTGCTACATAAAAGTAGGATTATCTCTACTTAAATTCCATCCAAAATTTTCCCAGTCTGGTGTAACTCTAAATACTTGTCTATACTATCCGCTATTACGATACTATACTAAATCTTCAATAGCTTGTTTCTAATTTAAAGATAAATTACCTCTATCACCTTTAGATAATCCTAATCTTTCAGATTCAGTAATTCTACTAGGTCTTCTTTCAAAAAACTTTAAAGAAGTTCTTGGCTCTTGTGTTTCAACCTTTCTATATCCGTAATCAGGTTCAAATCTAAATAACTCTGAATTACTTTTATTAGCTCCTCCTTCAGTTCTTGGAATAAGTCTTACCTATTCTCTGGAAACTCTAGTAACTGGTAAGGTATTTGGTATTTCTCCATTATAATAAGCATTGTCCCATTCTTTCATAAACCAATTAAACTCTGGTAAATCTTCATAATCTTTTATCATAAATGGATGAGACATTTCTTTTGTAGTAATATCTGACATTGGGTGTGCACGCTAATCGGAAGGAGACATGTCAGCATTACTAACTATAAGATCAGGTTTAGCTTCGTCTCTTTTTCCTTTAGACAATAAAAATCTTCCAGTAGGTTTTTTTGTTTGAGTTTCTTTTTTAGAAGCTTCTCTTAAGCCATACCAAAGTCTTCCTCTCGCAAACATGGGATTATCAAATTCTCCTTCAGCATTTACTACTCCTGTTTTGATAAAATCATCTCCCATTTCAGTTGTACCTTGTCTATATGCTAACTATGGATTATCAATTTCTACATCACCAACTTTTGTACGTATTTTTGGAATTATTCCAAAACCTTCTATTGGAAGTTTTCCAGAATTTTCTATATTATAGTGCCATACATTAGGTTTAGGACTCATTGTCTATAAAGCTTGTGTATTAATAGTAGCTTCTTTTGCTAAATTAGTATTATTAATAGCCTTAACTGTATTAAGTGCTTTTGGAGTTGCTAATATACCAACATCTGCTATCATATTTCCTAATGTACTTACTACAGGATGTTTTTTAGCATATTCTTCACTAAAAAATCCAGTATTTCCTCTTAACATAGAAGTTAATGGATTTTTTCCTTCAATAGCATCACTAATAGCTCCTGCATATTGTGAAGGTTGCATCCAGTGTAATAAAGGACCAGTTGTTACATCTATTCCAGTTAATAAATTTCCTAATGTAGTCTATCCCGTTCTAGAACTTACAAAATAAGGTTTCTTTTTATTTGGTATTGTTTTAGTAAGAATTATTTCACCTAATTTTCCCCCATAATATGTATCATCATCTAGTTTCTATAATTTCTTTGGATGCACCTATCTATAATGACTTACGACATTAGAAATAGCATTATTTATAATATTATTATTTCCATATGTAACTTTAAGTCCACCCTAATATCTTGGTATTAACTTCGCCATTGTGCAAAATGTTTTCTAGTTTCTAAATAATTAGGAGTATCTTCGTGTTTATATGCTTCCTTTTCAAATGATATATTTCTATATGCTTTATGTGAAGATTTATATATAAATAATTTAATAAACCATTCTATAAGATATATTATATAAAAAGGAATATATAATAATTCTTGCATCTATAGCGTATGAATCCATTCATGCTATTTAAATTCCTTATCTGTTAAACTTCCTTTTCTTACAAAAAGAACTCCAAATAGATTTATTCCTTTATATCCTTTAAAAGGAATTATATTATTATATATTATTTTCATTTATAAACTTTTGGCATATAATTAAAGAGTCTTCTCATTCTATCATTATCTCCTTTTCTACCAAATTTATATATAGCTTCTTTTAATTTAGTAGCATTACCTTCCTTCATAGCTGAAAGAATAGCATCTCTTCCAACTTTTCCTTTACCGAGAGTTCCCATCTAATATCTGTTCTAAGCAGCATATAATCTTGGACCTATACTTAAAGTATCAGATGGATGAGGAAACTATTCATTTCCATACTTAGTATCATAAGCTTTTCTGATTACTTCATCATCATGTTTTAAATGATTATATGCTTCATTCTCAACATCTTCTCTTGGAACTTTTTTATTTTGAAACCACCAAGAAGGAACTCCACTAGATGAATCTACTCCAGGCCCAATTGTTCTAGAATCATAATTTACTACATAATCTGGATAAACTCCTTTTTTAAGAGGATTTTCTAAAGCATATAAAAAAGGAACAACTGTCTCTTTTGTAAATCCTCCTTTCTAAAATTTATTTATTATTCCTCCATTCTTATAAAATCCATGAGATTCAATTAGTTTTCTAAAGAAATCTCTAGTAAGAGGATGTTTATCAATATCTTTTTCTTCAAAACCTTTTTTAGCTAATCTTAGTCTAAGTTTATCATACTCTCTTTGCATATATTTTGGATAATATGAAATTCTACTCATAGCATAATTAATTTGTTTATTACTAGGTCTTCCTAGATTAGCATGTCTCATATCTCCACTTTCCATTGCATGAGCATTATTAAATTGTCTTCTTTCTCTTTTACTTATACCAAGATTCTTATCTTCGACTTTTTCATTATAATACTCCTAAGATCTTTGTTGCTAAGTTTTTCTTGGAATCTACTAAGTTTTTTGTTGTTTAATAACAGGTTTATTAACTGTAATAGGTTTTCTTAATCCATGTCTTATCATTACATCCATAGGATAAGCCCAATCATCGGAAACTCCAGGCTAAACCTTAGTATTAATTCTACCTCTCATTCCTGGATTCTCTTTTAAGAAATCTAATGCAGCCTACTTTTCTGCAGGATTTTCTACTACATTAACAAGGTTAGTTTTTGCAGTTAAACCTAACTTATCAACTGGAGTAGCACGATTATATTTATTAATCATTCTTCCTCTAAATCCAGGAATAGGAGTCATTCCATAAGTAAGATTATTATTGTTAGTTGGAAAATAATATTTTAAAGCAGCATCTGCATAGTATAAAGGATTAGCTAAATCCAATATACTAGGTTGTTGTACTGGATTTCCAGCATGTGAAATAATCTCTGGTTCCCAATCTCCAAAGAATTCTCCACTTATTCCTCTAATTGGAAGTAAGGTTCCACCTAGTTGATGTTTGAAGTGTCTGGCGTTGTCTGCAAACGTTGCTTTTTTTCTTATCTTAGGATTAGAACTATTTTTACCTCTCCTTATACATTCATCTGTAACATTTCCTCCACACCATCTAGTAAAGGAACCACGATTCTTCTTTTTAATATGGATTCCTGATCCATTTTTTAATTTTATTATCATACTAATATATTTTTAATTGTTATTTTAATTCAATTTCATAATCATTTATTCTTTTTATATATATTTTATTTTGACTCCATTAAACTTATCAATAAGTTTGAATAAATACAAATATTTTTATTAATTTTATTTTAAATAGATGATTTTAAATTATTTCAAAAAAGTATGGGACTTTATAAATAGAATACATCCAGAAACAAGAACTCTTATAATTATTCTTTTATTCGGATGGATTTTATATTCCCAAATTACGGGTGAAACATCTCGATAGATTAAAGAAAATTCTATTGAAGAAAAAATGCAAAGTAAACATGCAGAATAGTATTCTATAGATTCAGCAGTTGAGATAAATCACCAAGTTCAACTTATAGCAGAAAAAGATGATGAAGCGTTTGATGTATTACTTTTGAATTATCATAATAATACTCAGAGTTTACAAGGTTATAAATATTTGTATTTATCTTGTCTTACCGAAGCTCCAAGATCATTAGATACCCCCACTTTAAAATAGTAGTGGAATAAAATAGATTATATCTATTATGCAGATGAATTAGCAAAAATACACGGACAAAGTTTTGTATAGTTTGAAACTATCGAATAGATGGGAACGCATCTTCCTAAATTATATAGATTAGTAAAAGCAAGTGATGCTAAAGCAGTATCCTTCTTTACAATAGAAGGTCATAATTCTTAGATAGGACTTATAGTTCTTCTTTACAAAGAATATAAAAAGTATGATTATAAATATGCTAGAGGAATTTTGCCCTGTATACAAAGATTAGCTATATTGTTAGATTACGATAAATTAATAAAATGATTACAGTAATATTTGGAACAGCTCATTAGTCCAGTATTCCTGGTAAACAATCTCCAGATGGAAGATTTAAGGAATATAAATATTCTAGAGAAATTATAAATGCTTGTTATCTTATTTTAAAAGATTTAGGATATAATGTATTTATAGATGTTCTTGAAGATGATTTAAAATTATCACAATCTAAAGAATTAGCTGTTAGATGTAAAATTGTTAATGAATTATGTAAATAGTATAAAGATTGTATTTATGTTTCAGTGCATGTGAATGCAGCTGGAAATGGTTCTAAATGGATGAATGCTTCAGGATGGGAAATTTATACATCTAAGGGAAATACTAAAGCTGATAAATTAGCTACATGTATTTATAATGCAGCTAAAAATAATTTAAAAGGTAAAAAACTTAGAACAGACTTTTCTGACGGAGATGCTGATAAAGAAGCAGATTTTTATGTTCTTACTCATACTAAATGTCCGGCAGTTCTTACAGAAAATTTCTTTTAGGACAATAAAGAAGATGTAATGTATTTAGAAAGTGATGAAGGATTTCATGAGATAGTAAGAACTCACGTTGAAGGAATCCTAAATTATATAAAAGATAATTCTTAATTAATGTAATTAAATGTTTAATGTTAAATGGAATATGATAAAATAAATGGAAAGGTAGCTTTTCTTGAAGGGCCTCATAAGTATTTTAATATAGATGATCCTGGTATTCAATACACTAGTGTAACTACACTTATAGGTAAATATGAACCGGAATTTGATAAAGAATTTATTTCTACTTATAAAGCTCTTGAAAGATTAGTTCCTTCTAATGAATGGAAAAAAGAAAAAGGAAGTATTTGGAAATCACATAAAATTTCTGATGATTATTTAAAAGTAAAAGATATTTCTAAAGAAGAACTTAATAAAGTTAAGCAAGATATCTTAGATGAATGGGATAAAATTAATAAGGAATCTTGTGAAAGAGGAACTAAAATACACTCCCAACTAGAAAATTCTTTTTATAAAGCAGGTGATAACTTAACTCTTAAAAAATTTGGAATAGGAGGAAAATTTACTTGTAAGAAAAATTACAATGAATTAGATTTAGAATATGGAGTTTATCCAGAATATCTTATTTATTATGACAATCCTAAGATAGACTTACATATTGCTGGACAAATTGACCTTTTAATTAAATCTGGTAATGATATAATTATAGGTGATCACAAAGGATTACCTTTAGATACTCCTATATTAACATCAAAAGGATGGTCAACAATGAAAGATTTAAAAATAGGAGATAAAGTATTTGATAAAGATGGGAATTTATGTAATATAACAGTTAAATCTGAAATACATAATAATCCTTGTTATGAAATAAAATTTGATAATGCTGAATCTATAGTGTGTGATATTGATCATAGATGGCTAATTTCATTTAAATTACAAAAACCCACTAAGAAAAATCCTGATGGATATAAACATCAAGTTATGACTACTATAGAATTAAAAACTTATTTAGATTCTATTGAAAAAAGACAAAGTTTTAATATTCCAAAAATATTAAACGCAAAACCTTTAAATATAGAAAAGACTTCATTACCTTTAGATCCTTATTTATTAGGTGTTTGGCTTGGAGACGGATCTAAAGATTGTGGAATAATTACACAAGCTACAAATTCTCCTATATGGGAAGAACTAAAATTTAGAGGTTATGAAATAGGAGAAAATCTTAACCATGATCCTGAAAGATCTGGTACTGATATGAGAACTATATTTAATATAAGAGGAATATTAAATAGTTTGGGAGTATTAAATAATAAACATATTCCAGATTTGTACTTACTTGCTTCATATGAAGATAGATTGGATTTACTTAGAGGGTTAATGGATACTGATGGATATTATCATCCAAAAAGAAAAAGGTTTGTAATGACTACTTCATTTGATTGGCAAATGAATGGAATGAAACAATTATTATCATCTTTAGGTTGTAAAGTTAGTGTTTTTAGAGAAACTCATAAATGTAATGGAAAAAAATTTCCAGGATGGAATATTAATTTTACTACAACTAGATTTAATCCTTTTTTAACAAGAAATCAGGATATAAATTTTAATACTAAAGATAATAATTCTTTTAGAAATATAGAATCTGTAAAAGAAGTTGAAATGGTTCCAACACAATGTATAGCAGTAGATAGTTTATCACACACCTATTTAGCAGGACATTCTTTAATAGTAACTCATAATACTAATAAGTCTATCGATTTTAAAGGATTTTATAACAATTCTACAAAAAGTTCTGAGAAATTAAAATATCCTTTAAGTCATCTTGATAATTGTAATTTTAATGTATATCAGTTACAACTTTCTACTTATGCTTGGATGCTACAAAAAATTAATCCTAATTTTAATATAGTTAGATTGTTTTTAAATCACTATGATCATGAAGGTAATAATACTATTTATGAAGTTAATTATCTAAAAGATGAAGTTGAAAAAATGTTGAAGCACTTTGCTAAACAACAAAAATTAGAAAAACAAAAAGCTAAATATGCACGTATAGAATATTGAAGAAAGAAAATAGATTTGTGAATCATGTCCTATATTTAGTCCATCAAGAGCTATTTGTAATCCTAAACTTTGGATTAATCCAGAAACTAATGATGTTTCAACTTCACCTAAAGCTGGATATATTAAAGGATGTGGTTGTCATATATTAATTAAGATGCGTAATTTAAGCAGTCATTGTATAGCTGGAAAATGGTAAAACAAGTATAATATGAATCTCTTTATAAAATTACGAAATATAATTGTTGGTAACTGGAGAAATTTCACTGGTTATACGTCAGATGAAACTAAACATAGAAGATAGATATGTAAACACTGTAGTGAAAACATAAAATATATGGGAGTTAGAATATGCTCCAGATGTGGATGTCCTATAAAATCTAAGACTACAGTAGAATCAGAGAAATGTTTAATGAATAAATGGTAATATGGAAGAAAGACCTATTTTAAGTGAAAATGAAAAACTTGCAATGAGAATGGCAGGAGAAAGTACTAGTAGAATTATGACTTTAGATGGGAAAACTGCTGAAGATGTTATTGAAGAAAGAAATGTAAATAAATTTAATGAAATGGTTGATAAGTATGTTGATAAGTTTGAACAACATTCAACCAATCTTTCCGAGTTTGCTGAAAAGATTAATGAGAATGTTGAGAAAATTGAAATAATGCCTATCAATAATAATCTTATTATAAAACCTTTCTCAGAAAATCCTTTCCAAAGAATTGTTAGAGATAAAAAGTCTGGACTAATTCTTGATATGGGAGGAATGGCTCCAGAGTATCATAATACTGATAATGGAGAAATTGAAGAGGAAGAAAATATTATTAAAGTAGCAGTTGTTCAAGCAGTTGGACCTGATTGTAAATGGTGTAAAGAAGGAGATACAGTATTTGTTGTAAAGAACAGTTTAGTACCTATTCCTTTCTATAAGCAAAATTTACAAATGATTAATGAAACTAGAGTACTCGCTGTAGTAAATGAAGGTCTAGAGGATAGATTTAATGAAGTAAAGAAAAATGGAAAATAATGTATTTTAGGAAGAAAAGACATTCTTCCAACCAGGTTAGAAGGTAAAGATTAAACAAGATATTCCAAATGCTCCTATAATGATGATTTATAAAATTGAAAGAAGCATCATTAGAAATAGTAATGGAAGAGATTATTTACGTGGCTGTAGATGCCGTTGGTTTACAAATGATGGTTTTCTACAAGAAGCTACATTTTCAACTAAAGATTTATTATTAATCAATGAATAATAAGAAAAACGATAAAGCACAGAAGGAAAAGCTTTAGAGATTTGCTCAATTTTTAGTAAAGAAATATGGTGAGCAAGGTGCTAAGAAGAAAATTGAAAAAATTCAAAAAACTGGCAAAGCAGACGATGAAGATATAAAACAATTTTCAGAGGAAGAATAGAAAAGGGGAATTAAAGCTGCTCATGGTGCTAAATTAAATTATTTTAGACAACTTTCTCATAAATGTCCAGAAGGATAGGAACTTTATTACTTTAAATCTGGTGGCATAGTAAAATGTGGTTGTAATAAAAAATAGTCTGGAGGAGAAATAAAGAAAGATAATACTTTAATTGATAAATTTAAGCAACGTACTCGTAATAATAAGAATAACTCTACAGATAAATAGTCAGTTCTTAATAAAAGTTCTGAATCTTCTTTAAAGAAAGAGGAGCAACTTAAAAAAGCCCAAGAATGGAGCAAAATGCATAAAAGAACTACTATAGCATCTGGAATGACTAATGGTAGAGATTATTCTCCTACAGAAAAATGTGGAGGAAAAATAAAGAAAAAGTGTGGAGGTTCTAAAATAACTATTTCTGGTTGTGGAAATAAAATGAGAAAACATTAGCAGGGAGGTAACTTACCAACCGCTCAAAAAGCTGAAGAAAGATATGCTAATTCTAGAAAATATATTAATGGTGAAAGAACAGCTTCTACTTTGAACCCTAAAAGAAATGAATATTCTATTTTAGGAAGAAGATTTAATACTGCTTTAAATTATGCAAAATAATAATAATTTAAAAATGTTTAATGTAATATGAATGTATGGGATTATAATTAGAAAACTGGAAGAGTTTAGTTAATAACTGCTGATTTAGTTCTTATAGAAGAATTCAAGAAGTTATTAGAACCTTCTAGAAATAAATGTAAAGAAGATTCTTCTGGATTAGAACATTTAAGAGCAGATAGAGAATTTACTTACATATATCTTGCAATAGATTGGAAATCTCCTTATTGTAACTATTCAGAATTAGAAAGACATGAAGCAGCTCTATAGGATGCAGGCATCACTGAAGAAGAATGGAATGATCCAGATTTCAGAGCTGCTTGTCGTAAATATCGTGCTTTATAGGAATCTAATAGGTATGTTAGATTATTAAAAGCTTCTCAAGAAGTTACAGATAAAATAATAGACTATTTCTAGAATATAGATTTAGAAGAAAGAGATGAACAAACTGGAAAGTATGTAAATAAAGTAGCTGATATATAGAAAGCTATGGAAAATGCAGCTAAACAAATTGAAACTCTTAAACAAATAGAATCACTTGTTAAGAAAGAGATTACAGAACAATCTGCAATACGTGCTGGAGCTACTGAAGGATTTGTTCCTGATTTATAATGGAAGAAGTTAAAAGAAAAAGAGGTCGTCCTAGAAAGGATTCTGTTCCTACTTTACCAGAAGAAATTCAATCATTAGTAGATGAAGTTCAAAAAAAACAATAGTAGCTCCAAGAACAAATCACTGAAGAAAAGAAGTAGGAACATAAAGAAGGAGAATGGGATGTAAAAATAGGAGATCCTATTCCTTATTTTGATAAAAGACTTTCTTATGAAATAACTGGTTATAGACCTATAACTGAAACAGAAGGATTAGATTTTAATCCAGAATGGTTTTTGGAAGCTAGAAACGAAAAAATTAAAACTGGACATTATACGTCTTTTTATTTTGGTTCAAAAGCATATAGAGATTTTTGGAATTTAGAATATAAAAGATGTAGAGAAGGAATGACAGTAAATGGATATACAATACCAGGAACTTATTATTATTTTTTAAATTACTATCAATTACCATAGACAGAAGTTGAGAAACTTGGTACTAGCAGACAAGATATATTTCCAGAACTTTTTATAGCACAGTATGAATTTTTTCATTATTTTGAATTATGTAAAGTTCTTAAAAAGGATTGTGGACTATTTAAAGCTAGAGGCTGTGGCTTCTCTGAGATAAATGCAGCTATTTGTAACTAGATCTACAATTGTTTTCCTAATTCAGTATGTATGCTAACTGCAAACGCATAGAATTATATAGATAAATCCCTTGATAAAGTATGGGGAGGCATGAACTTTGCTAATGATAATACTGATGGAGGATTTTTTAAACTTCGTCAAGTAATGGATAAAGCTATGGCTAAAAAAGCTTCTTATTACAAAATAGTAAATGGACAGAAGATTGAGGATGGATGGATGTCATTAATAGAAGCCATAGTAGCTGATAATGATAGAAAAATTCGTGGTGATCGTGTTGATTTATTGATATATGAAGAAGCAGGATCTAATAAAGTACTTCGTTAGTCTTATATTAAAGGAAATGCTCTTGTGGAAATTGGTGGTAATCGTTTTGGAATAAGAATGGTTGGCGGTAGATAACCAGCACATTTAATAGATAAATATTAAAGGATTCAACAATTTATTTAGAAAGAAAATATAATATTTATACTACTAAATTTGCCGCCTTAAAATCGGGGAAAAACGGTGAAGGCTGAGATGCTAATACCGTGCTAAGTTAATGTTTAACAGCATTAAACAGTGTAACGCGTAGAGAGTGAAACTATTAAATATAGAATATAATCTCTCCAAGAGGTCCCGACACATTTATTGTGAAAATGTACGCTGGACTTACATGAATCAAAATGTAAGAAGTTAAGATAAAAAACTTAACGATAACATAACGACTGGTGGTGATATAGAAGGATTGGAAGGATTAGAAGATATGTTTTTTAATCCTGACGCATATAATATATTACCATTTTATAACAATTATACTGAAGATAAATCTTGGGTAAAAACAGCTTATTTTATTCCTGCTAATATAGCTTTCTATAGAGAAGGTTATGTTGATAAAAGAGGAGTTTGTAATATTAAAAAAGCTACTGAATATTATATGAATGAAAGAGCTAAATTGGAATCTTCTCCAAAAGCTCTTATAGATTATAAAGCTGAATATTGTTTATTTCCAAGTGAAGCCTTTGCTATAGAGGGACAAAATGATTTTAATAAAGTAAAATTAGTAGAATAGATTACTGCAATTAAATTTAAGAAAAGAAATGTTCCTGAAATACAAAGAGGATATTTTAAATTTATATATAATAATCCTGATAGAAAAAGAGATTCATTTACTGGAGTATAGTTCATTCCTAAAAAAGATGGTCCAGTTTATATTCTTCAGCATCCTCTTTGGGAAATTAAAATGGGAGAGGATAGAGAACCTGATGAATCTGATGATGAATATAAAAATAGAAAAGAAATTGAAGGAGAAGTAACTTTTAGTAAAATGAGTAATTTATATGTAGCAGGAATAGATGGAATAGATTTAGGACAACAAGATACTTCTGAATAGACTAAAAATCCATCTAAATTCTGCACTACTATAAAACGTAGAATACATGGAATGAAAGCTCCTACATATGTTGCTTATTACTTAGATAGACCTTAGAGAATAGAAGAAGCTTATGAATAGACTATTGCATTATTATTTTATTATAATGCTATGGCAAATTTAGAGGCTTCTAAAGTAGGTATATTAGGTTGGGCTAAAAGAGAAAAATGGATGAAATACTTTATGAGACGTCCAAGAATATGTTCTGGAGATCCAAATAAAAAAAGAAGTGGAACCTCTCCTTATGGAACTACTACTTCTGTAGCTATGATCTAGCATGGACTTTCATTAGTTGCTGATTATATAGAAAATTATTGGGAAGAAGTGTGGTTTTTAGATATGTTAGATTAGCTTCTAAAATATTCTTTTGAAAATAAAGGAAAATTTGATATAGTTGCTTCTATGCAAATGTGTGAAATAGCAGACGAAGAATTATCTGAAGTTGTTCCTGTAGCACAAAAACCAGTTTCAGAAGATTTTCAAGATATAGGTTTTTATATAGACGAAAATGGAAGAAGACAATATGGAATTATTCCTAAAAACAATTGGAATACTCCTGTTAGAGCTTCTTTAAATGGACAAGACTACGTTAATATAAATATAACAAGTAATCCAAGATATAGATGAATGATATGGAAAAAGCTATCTTAAACATTATTGAAGAAAAATATAAATGTACATTCAATGGTGGAATTAAGGTAACTAAATTGGGTAGGGGTTGGGAAGGATATAAATTAGTTATCGATTATGATAACTCTGAAGCACCAATCCTAGAATTATCTGCCGATTTAGAGGCAGAAGATTTTTTAAAATATGTTAAACAAGAACTTATTTCTCGACAATTACATAGAACTAAATTCTATAGAGGAATAAAAATTTATCCAGAAGATGAAGAAAGAAGAGCTTGTTAGCAAAACTAATTTGGCTATTGCTGAACTTGTTTATGATAAAACTAAATTATAGAAAGCCTATAATTATTATAATTGTAAACGAGATAAGGAATAGTTTAAGTACTTAGAAGAAAACTTTGGAATCGGGCAACCCACAGCGGTGGAGTTTGTTCCTTTAATTAGGAAACATGTTGATGCACTAGTAGGAGAATACTTAGATGTTCCAATTCTTCCAAAGGTTTCTTGTAAAGATAAAGAAACTATACATAATATATTTAGAGAAAAGCAACTTAAAATAGCTACCGAAACTTTTAATCTCCTACAAAATAATCTCAAAAATAATCTCTTACGAATTCTAGGTAGCCAAGATATGCAAGATCTAAATATAAAAGAATAGTTAGATAAACTTGTAGAAGATATTAATGAAAACTTTATTTCAGAATATGAAATTGCAGGATAGAATGTAGTTGAATATATTATTCAGTCTAGAAATATTGATTTGCAAACTAAATTAAAATAGTTGTTAATTGATTTATTAGTTACTGGATATACATTTTATCGAGTTCTTCCTTCTCCTTCTGGTGAGAATATTCAAATTGAATGTCTAAATCCTTTAGACGTATTTCCAGATTTGAATTATGATTCTCCTTATATACACGATTCTTATAGAATAGTAGTTAGAAAATATTTAACAAGAAATTAGATTCTTAACAAATATGGAAAAGATCTTGCTAAAGAGGATATTAAAAAGATAGATGATATTTGGAAAGAATATTGTGAAAATACAGGTACTACTTATATAAGAAGTGTAAATAATCCTAATGGAACACCCGCTACTGATGGAATTAGAGCAGGTGAAGAAGTTGGAGTAGGAGATCCTACATTTCATTAGTATAATAAAGATTTAATTCCAGTTTATGAAGTAGAATGGATTGAAACCGATAATAAATTTATTGAATAGAGATATTCTACTGTAAGAATTGGTTCAGAGATATTTATTTTAAGAGGTAAAGACGAAGTAATTAGAACTAAGGATGCTCCTGATAAAGCTAAACTTTCTGTTAATGGAGTTTGGTTTAATAATAGAGGAAAAGAACCATATTCAATGGTTATAACTTGTATGGTCTTATAGGATAAATATGATATCCTTAATTTCTATCGTGATAATTTAATTGCTTCATCTGGCTCTGTTGGAGATTTTATTAATATTCCAACATTGCCAACTATTTTAGGAAGTACTCTCGCTGAACGTTTAATGAAGTGGAAAGCTTATAAAAAATAGGGTATTGCTTTACTTGATACTTCTTAGGAAGGACAAATGAATAGTGGACAAACTCCTTTAAATACTCTTTTTAATGGATATGATGATACTATAAAAGTTCAAGCAATTCAAGCTATTTAGTTAGCTATTGATTCTATTGAACAAACAGCTTCATCTATTACTGGAGTATTTAGAGAAAGATTAAATGGAATTCATGAACGCGATGCAGTAACTAATATATAGACTGGAATACAAAATTCATTTACTATTACTAAATAGTGGCACTATTAGATGGATTTAATAACAAGAGAAATTTTATTAGATTCTTTAAATTGTGCTAAAATAGTTTATAAAAGAGGCTTAACTGGAGTTTTAATATTAGGTAATAAATTACAGAAAATATTTACTGCATTACCTAAATACTTTACAGTAACCGACCATGATATACATATAATTACTTCTACAGATGTAATTAAAGAAATGGAATAGATAAAAGCTGTTCTACCAGATTTTATAAAAGGAGGAATAGTAGGCCCAGATATTTTAATGGAAATTATGACTGCAAAAAGTCTTACTGAAATGAAGGCTTAGGTTAATAAATCTATTAAAAAATAGAAGGAAGAAAATAATTAGATACAGCAACTTACTCAACAAGTTGAAGAACTTAATAATAACTTACAATAGGCTCAAAAACAATTATAGCAATCTCAAGCTAAAATAGAGCAACTTAATGAAGCTAAACTTCAAATCGAAAGAGAAAAAGTTCAACTTCAATATAAGATTGATGACTTTAAGGCTAAGACAGAACGTACATTTAAAGAGAGTCAAGCTGAGAATGATACTAAACGTACAGAAATTGAGTTTATGTAGTTATACGATAATAATCCATATAATGGTAAAGTAAGAAATATATGAAAATCTTAAACG